TTATTTATTTTTTATTAACCTTGGATAGATTTTGATATTAAACCTTGAAGTTCTTTTTTTAGGCTCTCTACTGTAGTCTATGTAATCAATAACTTCTTTTAGTAACTCATTTCTTTCTTGCATGTCATTGCTTTGATAATATAACTCTAATACTTTTTTGATTTGAGGTATTATATCTGCTATAGAGAACACTGATTCTTTTTCATTTTCTAAATCTTTTTTAGCCTGAGATAAATTAGATCTATTTAAATCAATTTTATCTGTTAGAATCTTAGATCTATCTAAATATGTATCTACATCATAAATTCCTTGCTCTAATAGGTTATGTAAATTTTCCTTTTGTTTCATTAAGGTTTGATATTCAGATTCCAGTGATTTTATAATAGAGTAGTAAGATTCTAAATTTGGATTTTTGGTCTCATTAGAATCTAAATCTTTAATTGAAAGATTATAAGCATCCACCCAGTCTGCAAGCTCATTAATTATATCTTTTTCTAAAATATCAAGTCTGATACCTCTATTTTTACCACAGTTTAAGCACTTAACAAATTTAACTATTTCTTTATTTTTATAAGTCGATTGCTGAGCTATCATTTTATGCCCACATTCAGAGCAAACTACTAAACCAGCTAGAGGATTGGTTATAGTTGAATTCTGTTTAGTAGAAGGTATGAAATTTGATTTAAATAAACTTTGAGCTTCTAAAAATATAGATTCATCTATTATAGGTTCGTGAACTCCTTTGGCTTCAATACGCTCATCTATAGGTCTAGTTTTAGAGCTATTTTTTCCTCTTTCAACTTTATTCCATACAACATAGCCTGCATAAGTTTTATTTTTTAATATATCTCTAACACCTTTATCATACCAAGTTCTGCCTGTAGTAGTTTTTAGACCTAATGAGTTTAAATGAGTTGCTATTTTAACACCACCATAATGTTTATTAACATACAAATCAAATATCATTCTAACAACATCTGCTTTATCCTCATCTATAACCATAGATTTATTTCCAGACTCATCAAATACAAATTTATATCCATAAGGGGGCTTGCTAGCTATAAATTTGCCTTCTTCAACACTTTTAACTCTACCTCTTTGCATACGTCTAGTTATAAGCTTAAGTTCTTTACGGGCTATAAATGCTTCAAATTCAGAGTATTCTTCATCCCACTCATTATTTAAATCATATGTTTTTCTAGGTGTTATAATTTTAGTATTTGACTTTTTAAAAGTTTCAAGTATAAGGCCTTGGTCTTGCATATTACCTCTACCAAGTCTATCTATATCCATAACTAATACAGAATCATAGAAACCATTTTTCACTTCATCTAAAAGTTCTAACATTTTAGGTCTATAAGCAATGCTTTCACCAGATACTAGTTCTTCTTTTATTTCTACTATATTTAAATTTTGTTCTTTTGCTACTTTTAATAGAGTAGATCTATGTCTACTTAATGTTTCAAATTCGCCTTGTTTTTCAGCTTCTTCATCTGAACGTGACTTTCTTAAGTAAATACAAGTTTTCATATTTTATCGCCGCCTTTAACTAAGTAAATATAATACTATATTAAAATATATGGAAGTAACTGACAATATAAAATCGAAAGCATGTTCTTTTTCTCTAAATAAAAATAGTTAAAAATTTATTTAAAAGCAATAAAATCTAGAGTTGGATGACGAATTTCGACAAAATAAAGGGCTAAAACCTGGTATAATGTTCAGTGGAAATTTAGTTTAAGGAGGCATTTTATGCATAAAAATAAAATAAAAGGGTTATTTGTTGCATCTATATTAATTTTAGGGTTAACTGGATGTTCAAAAGAGGTTAAGCAAGGTTCAGTAGAAGCTAATAATCCAAATAAGCAAGAAGAGAGTAATATTGATAACACTGCCAAAGTAGAGAAAAAAGATGGAATGATAAAGACACCAGTATTTACAAATAAGAAACTTAATTTAAAGGGAGAGGTAGGCGGTGTTAAATACGACTATAAAGAGGTTCAAATATCTAATTTAACATTTGAAACAGATAAAGCGGCCTCTTTGTTTGATGCTAAAAAAGGCGATGAAGTTGTAACCGTTGTATTTAAAACTGAAATAGAAAACACTAATGATAAGGATGTTAGTTTTTATATAGATCAAGCTAAGTTAATTACTAATACAAAACAACAAGTTGAGCCTAATATGATTTTAAGTGACGATGTAGGAGGAGATTTTTTAGGTAAGGTAAAAAAGGAAGGGAATATAATTTATATTTTGAAAAATATTAAGGCAGAAGATTTAAAAACTTTAGAATTAAGAATAGATGCTCCTGTAGATGCTAGTACATTTGAAGCGTTAGGGGATAATATTAAGTTAAATTTAAGTGTCAACTAATAAAATAAAAAAGACTAGAATATTCTAGTCTTTTCTTTATCTACTCTATAAATTCACTTATAATAAAGCTAGGAATAAAATAAATCGTATAATTATCAATTTTAACTGATACACCATATTTATTTTTATAACATTCAAGAGCTTCATCTAAAAAAGGAATAGTAACATCTAAAAACTCAGCTATTTCTTCTTTAGATCTACAACGGTTTTTCCATGCATCAATAAGACCATTCAATCCAATTAATTTGTCATAAGAAACTAATCTAGCTTTATATTCCTGTTTACAATTTGATATATCATCTAAATCTAATATATTTCCATAGCTTGTATAATGATGAGCTAGTTCCTCAGCTAGTACACAAGCTTTTTCTTTATTTGAATTTAATCTATTTTTATTAATAGCAATTTTCCCATCATAATATAAACCATCAGAATTAGATTTAAGAGCAACCTCTTTTAAAATTATATTATTCTCATATGCCTCTTGTTGTAATTCCTCATATATATTCACATAACTCACCTAGCTTTTACCAATTATCCATATCTTCTATGTCTTGTATAATTTTATCCATTTCACCATGCTCAGTTAAATGGTCATTGTGAGCAGCGATTGTTTTTATGTCAGAGGCTGGTTGTTCTTTTATGTAAGATGGAATAAGAGTTAATTCAGAAACTCTTTTAATTGCTTCATCTTTTCCAGTTTCATTAAGATTATTAAAACTATTTAGTAATTTGCGTTCTTTAATAGATATAGTATCTTTATTTTTTATATGTACATTTTTATTATTAACATCTTCCCAACCCATTAAATATACTGGTGATATATCTAAAGCATTTGCGAACTCTTTCAGTTTTTCAATATCCAAACTTTTTATATGTCCATCCTCATATCTCTTTATAGTACTTTCGTGCAAGTTTACTTTTTTTCCTAAATCAGCTCTAGACATTTTTAAATTTTTTCTAGCATTAAAGATTTTGAGACCTACATCTGTATTGAAATCAGTCATTTCAACAACTCCTTAAAATAGTAATTTTAATTATATATTATAGTAAACTTTAATAGGATGCAAGAAAAATTAATCAAAAATAAAAAAACTTGCATAAAAGTATTGACAGTGAATACAAATGAGATTATTATTAAAGCATAACTTGCATATGATGCAAGAAAAGGAGGTGAAGATATGAAGCTAGATAAAGTTAAAGGCAAGCTTAGAGAAAATAATATAACATATGATGAATTTTCCTCTATGATTGGAATGAGTGTAACAACATTTAATAATAAAATAAATGGTAAGAATAGGTTTTATATTGATGAAATAAAAAAAATATCAAAAATATTAAACTTTACAGACGAAGAAAAAATAGATATTTTTTTAAATTAAAACTTGCATACTATGCAAGAAAATGGAGAGAGTGAAATAATGAACAATTTAGAACAAAAAATGAATAAGAATGTAATACCAATAAGAATTGAAATTAATGAAAATCAAGAACCAATTTTAAGCGCTAGAGGGTTACATAGTTTTTTAGAAGTTTCAGAAAGATTTAATAATTGGTTTAATAGGCAATTACAATATGGATTTGAAGAAAATCAAGACTATAGAGGGCGTAAAGTTTTTAACACCCTAGCAAAACAAGAATTACAAGACTACGAACTGACAATTGATATGGCAAAAGAAATAGCAATGATACAAAGAAGTGACAAAGGAAAGCAAGCAAGACGATATTTTTTACAAGTAGAGAAAGACTGGAATAGTCCAGAAAAGGTAATGGCAAGAGCTTTGATACTAGCAAATAAAAAAATAGATAAATTGCAAATAGAGAATGAAGAACTAAAGCCAAAAGCAATATTTGCAGATGCTGTAAGTGCTAGTCATACATCTATATTAGTAGGAGAACTAGCAAAGATATTAAAGCAAAATGGAATAGATACAGGTCAAAAGAGATTTTTTGAGTGGTTAAGAAATAATGGATATTTAATAAAGAGAAAGGGTGCAGATTATAATATGCCAACTCAAAAATCAATGGAACAAGGATTATTTGAGATAAAAGAAACTACAATAAATCACTCAGATGGACATATAAGTATAAGTAAGACCCCAAAGGTTACTGGAAAAGGGCAAGTATATTTTATAAATAAATTAAAGAGCCAGTGGACTTAGGAGTTAATAGTATGAAAATAACAATAGAATTTAAATAGAAAACTGCTCTGAAATAGTAAATTAAAGAGCAGGTAATAGTTAGATTAATAATAAAATCAAAATGTTTTGCAAAATTCAATGTATTTTATTTCAGAAGCATTAATTGATATAGATTTATTTGTGCCTGAAAAATTAATGTAAACTTTATTATTTAAAGAGAAAGTATCTAGATTTTCTATAGGATAAAAAATAGGTTCATTCATAGGTGTATCTTTTGTAGTATAACTTATACTTTTTAAACCAGAAATTTCTATAGATTTATCAGAGTGAAGATATAGTATTGCTTTTGTATTCGAAGTATTAAATACATTTGAAGTAGAATGACTCATAAATTCACAACCTTTCGATTTATTTAGGTGTTAACCTAATTAAATTATAACAAAAATATGTTGAAAAAAATAGAAAAAGTTAGAATTTTTGCAAAATACTAAAAATAAGATCAATTAAAAAGCCGAGGTATAGGAATTAATGGTATGAAAATAACAATAGAATTACAAAACATAAATATATGATATCGAACCAAGGAGGAACTATGAAAGTTAAATTAGATTTAAAATCATTAAAACTAGAAGTAGTCAGAAGTGGATATTCAATTAATGAAATAGCAGAAATAACAGGATTAGCAAGACAAACAATATCAAAAGTATTGAATAATGAAATAGCAGTAAGACCATCTACAGCAGGCAAGATAGCCAAGGCTTTAGGGGTAGATGTTAAAAGCATAATTCTAGAATAGGACAATTTTAGAAATTCATATGATTTATATATAGGGAGGTTGAAATTATGGCTACTAAAAGAAGAGAAACAGAATATGGAACTATTGCAGAAACAGAGCATGGAACTATTGAAATGATCTCTCCGGAAGTAAGGCTTGGGAGAAAACAAACAGAAGAAGAAATTCAATATATACTTGATAGAATTGCAAGAGTTAACTACAAAATAGCTAAAAGATTATACAAAGAAGGCAAGCTAGAGATTAAGAAATAATATTATGCTCAAAGGGCTCAAGCTCTTGAGTTTAAATAAATTAGGACAAGCATAGGAGGAGATGAGCATGTTTAAATTTTTAAATAACTTAATACCGGTATCAAGAAAGAGATATAACAGATATAAAGAGGGTCTTTTAATTGATATAAAGAGGCTAGAAGATAAAAAATTTAAATTAGAAAACACAATTAAAGAAAATAATAGTGTAATTAGGGCATTAGATGATTTATTAAATTATAAAGATGCAGAGATAGAGATACTTAAAAGAAAAGTTACATGGTCAAGTGAAATGCTTGAAAAAAGAGATATGGAGAATAAACAAATTGTATAAAAAAAGTAAGAACTCATAAGTGGCCAAACTTAAAATGAGTTCTTACAAATCACTAAAAACTAATAGGAGGATAACATATTATGAGCGAAGTTGCAATACTATCTCAAAATGAAAAGTTTAGAAAATACCTAGATGCAAAGGTAATAGCTGATACAAAGACTATGACAAAAGAGGAATGGCTAAAAAATAGACAAGGTGGAATTGGTGGAAGTGATGCATCTGCAATAGCAGGATTAAATCCTTGGAAAAGTTCAATCCAACTTTATATGGATAAGAAAGAAGAAAATCCACAAGAGATTAAATCATTACGAATGGAGTTAGGTAACAGGTTAGAAGGATTAGTTGCTGAGTTATTTACAGAAGAAGCTGGACTAAAAGTAAGGAACGTAAACGGAATACTTAAAAATGAAAAATATCCATTTGCACTAGCTAACATAGATAGAGCTATAGTAGGAGAAAAAGCATTCTTGGAATGTAAGACAACTAATTCATTTGCACTTAAAGAATGGCAAGATGGAGTACCACCACATTATGAAATACAATGCCTACACTATATGGCCATAACAGGAGCAACACATTGCTATATAGCAGCTTTAATAGGCAATAGTGATTTTATATGGCACAAGATAGAAAGAGATCAGGAAACGATAGATTATCTTATGCAAATAGAAAAAGAGTTTTGGGAAGAGAACATATTAAAAGATATAGTTCCTTTACCAGATGGATCAGATGCTTATTCAGAATATTTAAAAGAAAAGTATAAAAAATCAAATGGGCAAGAAATAGAACTTCATTTATTAAAAGATGGTCCTCAGAAGCTTTTAAGATATGACGAGATAGTCACAGATATAAAAGCCTTAGAAACTGAAAAGAAACTGATAGAACAGGAAATACAACTTCATATGGAGGAGTTTGAAGTTGCAAAAATAGGTGATAGAAAAATAACTTGGAAAACTTCAAGTAGAAATTCAATAGATAGTAAAAAGCTTAAATCTGAAATGCCAGATATAGCAGCACAATATACTAAAACAAGTACTTCAAGAACTTTTAGAATAGGAAAATAAATTAGAAAAGGGATGGTAGATGAAATGAGTGATTTAAAAAATAAATTAGCAAATAAAGCGACAGGATCAACAGCAGTAAAGAAGGTTAGTCCAAATAAAGCAATGGAACAGTTAATGACACAAATGGCAGGCCAAATAAAGAAAGCTTTACCAGAACATATGTCAAGTGAGAGATTCCAAAGGGTAGCATTAACTGCTTTTGGGAGTAATCCTAAATTCTTAAATTGTGATCCAATGAGTTTCTTAGCTGCAATGATGGATTCAGCACAATTAGGATTAGAGCCAAATACCCCTTTAGGACAAGCTTACTTAATACCATATGGAAATAAGGTCCAATTCCAAGTTGGATATAAAGGGTTATTAGAATTAGCACTAAGAAGTGGGAAGATAAAAACTTTATATGCACATGAAGTAAGAGAAAATGACAAGTTTGAGGTTAAGTATGGTTTACATCAAGATTTAATACATGAACCAGTACTAAAAGGTAATAGGGGTGAAGTCATAGGATACTATGCAGTTTACCATTTAGACACTGGAGGTCATAGCTTTATATTCATGACAAAGGATGAAATATTAACTCATGCTAAGAACAAGAGTAAAACATTTAATAATGGCCCTTGGCAAACTGACTTTGATGCGATGGCAAAGAAAACAGTTATAAAACAACTTTTAAAATATGCTCCATTAAGCATAGAAATGCAAAGAGCAGTTAGTTCAGATGAAACTGTTAAAACAAAGATAGATGAAGATATGAGTTTAGTATTTGATGAAACGGAGTCTATAGAAGCTAACTTTGAGATAAAGGAAGATGAAGATGGACAAACATCTATAGAAACAAACTAATAATACAAAAGAGGTAGGAGAATTAATATCTACTCTTACCTCAAGCATCATAATATAAGAAGGTGAGAGAATTGAGTGATAATAAAAAATATTATTATTTAAAGTTAGTAGATAATTTTTATGAACGAGACGAGATGATAATTTTAGAAAGTATGCCAGATGGATATATGTACTCGAATATACTTTTAAAGTTATACCTTAGAAGTTTGAAGAATGAAGGTAAACTCATGGTAAATGATAGGATACCATATAACTCAACTATGTTAGCTAATGTTACAAGGTTTCCTGTAGCAGTTATAGAGAAAGCCATAGGATTATTTAGAGACCTTGGATTAATAGAAGTTTTAGATAATGGGGCTATTTATATGTTAGATATACAAAATTATATAGGGACATCTTCTACAGAGGCAGATAGAAAAAGATCTTATAGAAAAAAGATTGAAGCAGAAAAGAAAGCTTTAGGACAAATGTCTGGACAATCATTGGGACATTTGTCTCGAAAATGTCCCGACAAAACTCCACCAGAGATAGAGATAGAGACAAAGACAGAGATAGAGACAGAGTTAGAGAAAGACATAGAGATAGAACAACATATAGAAAATGCTGATGATGTTATTTCTATATTTTTTCCTCAATTAGATAATAAAAATATAAAAGCTATTGTTGATACATTCAATAAAACAAAAAGAAATATATATTACTTGATTGAAAAACTATTAATAACTTATGACTCAGATAATATTTCGAATAAAACTGGATACATAATTAAAGCTCTTGAAGAAAACTATCCAATTAGATTTGAAAGTACATTAGATAAACTAATCTTAGTATGGGAAGATGAGCTATTTATACAACAAGATGATTTAACTATAAAAAAGAGGCTAGATTATTATAAATACAAATATAAGCAAGAAAAGATAAATCGAGGTGAGTAGAGTGAAATACTCCAATATGTGTGATTTTGATTTTACTGATAATTATATGGCACTACTAGCTTGTATAGTAACAGGATTATCAGTAGATGAGTGTGTTAGAAAGGTTGCATTACAAAATAGAAGAGATCAAAAGAAAAAATCTAATAAAAAAAGAGCTGGAAATAAAAATGGATGTAAAGAAACTTATGTATTTGATATAGAAACAGGTGAACTACATAAGTTTCAAAGTGGGAAAGAAGCAGCACAAAACTTTGGACTTAATCCTGCAGGAGTTGGATTTTATATACAACATAAATATAAATATAAACATAGATATATTTTTACACGAAACAAAGATTTTGAATTTAAGGGGAAATAGAAATGACTAAAATTATAAATTTGAACTATGTGAAAAAAGAGCAAGAAAAGTTTTTAGACTACTTGAGAAATGTTGAAGGAATAAAGTATCAAGAAAGCAAATTTGAAGTTCCTATGTGGCTTACATTAGCTTTATTAAGTGAACTAGTAGAAGTATTAAATGAAACTAAGATACATAAGTGGTGGGATAGATCACAAGTTAACCAAGATAGATTAAAAGAGGAATTAGCAGATTTTTTAAGTCATTTAGGAAATTTAGCAAATGAATTAGATGTAGATTTAATTGCTTCAGTTGAAGAAACACAAACAACAAGTTTAGAGAATCAGTTTATTTATATAGCTTATAAAATAACTACATTACCATGGAGAAAGATGTTTGGTAAGCATAAGCTAGACACTTTAATAGTTAAGTATGTAGAGCTTGTATATTCACTAGGATTTGATATGGAAGAAATAAGAGAAGCGTATTTTAATAAGATGAAAGAGAATTATCTAAATCCTAAATTTATGGAGAGTTGATACTATGAAAAAAGAAGCTAGTATACCAAGTGTAAAAGAAACGTTCTTTAAACCAAGTGACTATAAAACATATCCAAATTATATGGCATTGGCACAGTGCATATGTGGATTAGAAATCAATGGAAAAGTAAAGTTTCCAGAAAGTGCAGATAAAATAATGAGTGCTTGGGGGATTAAAGGTGGTAATAAGGAGGAATAGTTATAAATTTTAATAGGATTAAATCCAATTCAGTTGAAGAAGGAAAATAAAATCTAAAGTTTATGAGGTGAAGATATTAAAGTAAGAGAAAAGATGCCCAATTGGAGCACCTTTAATTTAGTAGATTATTTAATTAGGTAGTTTCAATAAATAAAACTATTAAGATGGATAGATGTAAATATTTCCACCACCAAGTATTACTATTCTATACTCAGGACTAATTTTAACTAAATTAAACTTTTCAGAATCAGGAGAAAATCTAATAGACTGAACTAAAACTTGATTCTCGTCAAATACTTGAAGATAAGCTCCTTCAGTTTTTGAAACATTTTGAACTATATATTTGTTATCCTCAGAAAAGTTTAAATCAGCAACCTTATAGACACCTTCTTTAAATAGGTTAACTGCATAAACACTACTAGATAGGCTTAATAAAAAGCATGAAGATAATAACAGTACAATTATTTTCTTTTTCACATTAAAACCACCTTTCTAGAATAGTTTGACTCTTAAAAAAATAAATATTCGTTAACCTAAAGAGAAATAATTGACTGAATGAAAAAGTAAATTTTACATTTTATATAGAAAAAAGACTAGAAATTAATCTAGTCTTTAATGATAAATGCGTTTGTACACGATGATCATACACAGAAGATAATTCTATTATATGAAGTTATAAATCAGTTATTCAAAAAAATATAAAAGATTTAGGAGGTTGATATGGAAGTTAATTTTACAATAGATGGGAAACCACAGGGCAAAGGAAGACCAAGATTAAGTTATGGAAGGGTAAAAACACCAGAGCAAACTGTTATGTATGAAAATTATATTAAGTTATTGTATAGAGCACAGGTAAAAACATATTTTGAAGGTCCTATAAAGATAGCTATAAATTGTTTCTATCCAATAGCAAAAAGTGACAGCAAAAAGAAAAAACAGGCTAAGTTAAATGGAGAAATTAGACCTCACAATATAAAGCCTGATGCAGACAATGTTATAAAGGTAATATGTGATGCTTTAAATGAAGTTGCTTACAAAGATGATACTCAAATAGTTGAATTAATAGCTTCTAAGTATTTTTCAGATAAGCCTAGAGTAGAGGTTACAATACAAGAAATTTAAAGCTTACTTAAACTTAAGCAAAATTTAAGGAAATGTATGTATAATGATTACTTATACAATTTTAAGCATTAGAAATATGTGGAGGGTGATAGTATGAATGGCAAAACAAATAAAGGAATTATAAGAAATATAGACTCATTAGGAAGAGTTGTAATACCAAAAGAATTTAGAAAAATGTTAAATATAAAGGAAAATGAGCCTGTTGAAATAGTATGTGAAAATGGAGCTATTACAGTAAAAAAACATAATGATTCATGTATTTTATGTGGATCCAAAGAAGATTTAAAAAATGTAAAAAATATTTTAATATGTGAAAAATGTCTAGAGGAAATGAAAGATATTATAAGTTAAAACGAAATAGGAAGTGACTGCTTATGGAAAAAAAAGAACTATTTAAAAAGGTAGAAGGAAGATTACATAATTATAAGTTTTTAGAAGCTCAAATAAGTAATATAGAATTAGATATAAAGAAAGAGAAACTGGAATATAGAGGTTGTGGAGCCATAAGTTATGATGAAAGAACAGGTGTAACCTATAATATTTCTAGGAGTGTTGAAAAAGAGGTTATAGCTAAAGAAAATAAAATAGCCAAGTTGATGCAAAGTAAACTAGAAAAAGAAATAGAGAAAGAGAAGATAGAAAATTCATTAAGCTGCTTAGACCACAATGAAACTAATTTCTTTAAATTATTCTATAATAGTAAAAGTAAAAATAATATGAAGTATATAAGTATAAAATTACATATGGATCGCAGTCATTGCTATAAAATTAGAGAGAGATTAGTTTATAAAGTTATGGGGATGTTATATCCGAATTATGAAGAATTACCATTATTCAATGAATATGATATGAAACCCAACACTTTGACTACATTTTAACTACAAAGTGAAGATTTTTTACAAATAAAAAGGTGGTAATATAGTAGTATAGGAAATTGAAGATGCTATAATTTTTTATTCCCCAATACCCCTTTTTATATAATTGCTAGGGTATAATAATTATCCTAGCAACGTGAGAATATAGTTTAATGGTAAAATATCTAATTTAGATGATAGAAGGTTCGATTCCTTTAATTCTCACCAATATAACTTTACGGCTCTTAAGAGCACTCTATAGCGGTATGGAGTATAAACTATATTTATTAGTTAGTAACAACAACTTATCCATTTAAAAAAGTCAGGACTTTCTCACCTGGCTTTTTTATTTTGTGTAAAAGGATGAATGTATGAAAAAGTAGAAAGGTGCTGATGAAGTAATTAAGATTATTCATGAGTTACCAAGTGATTTAAGGAATATTGATATGGAAATGAGTAAAAAAACTAAATTTGAGCATAATGCTGATGTCGGCAAAAAGGGTAATTGTAAAATTAAAACAGGTACAAGTAAAAAGCTTGGTGGAATAATCAATTTTGGTAGGGGTAAAAATTATGAATATAAATTCTTAAGCAAGAGCAGAGTTTTGGTTTATAAAAAAGGAATAGAATTTATTGTTAATGATAAAGAATTTAGTGAGTTCTTTGAAATTAATAAATAATAAGGAGAATTTGAAATGGATAAAATAAAAGAATTAGAAGTTTTGTGTAAGCCTATAGTAAAGTATTTAAAAGAAAAATATGATCCATATGTAAATATAATTATAACTGATAGTAATATTAGGGTTACTAGAGATATTACAGGAATACCACATAATACACCTAATATAGATTAGTAGCATTATGCAGTATTAAATTAAAGAGGTCTATAAGTATGCATTTTATCGAATATATGTAAAGCAGAACCTAAAGATGGAGAGTTTATAAAATCTTTATATTCAGACTCAGATACATTGTCGTAAGCATAAATTTGGCCATTTTTAAATTGAATATACATAGTATTATTTTCCCATCCAACTTTACTCATTCTACTTGAAGATACAGGAATTAAATTCATAGTATCACCTCCTTTTAGATAATAAGTTCTACAAAAAAATATAAAAACCTCTATTTTTATATAAAATATTTAAAAATAAAAGAAGGAAAATCTCGAATTAAGTAGAATTATATACTTAAAAGTGAGGTGATAGTTATGATAAGTAAATTAATTGAAAATGGGAATTCATTTAAGGATAAATTTACAGAGGAATATAATTATGGGATTGAATTTGGAATTAGTTCAGATTGTGAGGCAGACTATATTCAATGGATTTCTAGTGTTGGAGTTTTCGCAGAGGGAAAACTTAGAGGAGTATATCCTGATATGACAAAGGAAATTATTGAGATAGTGCGTAGAAGAAGTCTTATGGCAAAAGATTATAATATAATAATTGGATATTTAAATTCAGTAAGTGAGTTAGGATTTTAATTTTAAAAGAACCTTTTTAAAGGTTCTTTTTTATTTTCCAAAACGACGAATAAGTGAGGTGGTGATGTGGCTCGTGTAAGAAGTCCGAATAGAGATAAAGCATATGAGATATATAAAGAATACAATGGAAATATTGATTTAGTTAAGATTGCTAGCATTTTAGGTATATCACCAGGGACAGTTAGAGGATGGAAGAACAAAGATAGTTGGGAGTCTCAATTAAATGGAACGCTCCATAATAATAAAGAACGTTCTAAAAAGAAAAAAGGTGGTCAGCCAGGAAATAAGAATGCTACTGGGCCTCCTAGAAATAAAAATGCTGAAAAGTTTGGTTTTTTCTCTAAGTATATGCCAGAAGAAACACTGGATTTAATGAAAGAAATATCACAGAAAAACCAATTAGACATACTTTGGGAGCAAATAACAATTCAATATGCAGCAATAATAAGAGCTCAACGTATTATGTATGTTGAGAAAAAAGATGAAATGATAAAGGAACTTAAGAAGGAAGAAACTAGTGAATATGGCCAAAAGATAGAATATGAGTTCCAATTTGCTTGGGATAGACAAGCAACATTCTTAAATGCTCAAAGTAGAGCTATGGGAGAATTAAGGAGTTTAATTAAACAATATGAGTCTATGGTTAATGCCAACTGGGATTTAATTACAGAAGAACAAAAATCTAGACTAGATCTTATAAAAGCTCAAACTAATAAACTTACTGGTGATAATCAAGAAATAGAAGATACTAGCGATATAGAGAGTGAAATATATGGCAATTAAGAAAAAGAAAACTATTAATTTTAACTTCTCAGAAAAGCATAAAGATTATATAAGAGCTTGTGCGAATAATACATATAATTTTGCAGAAGGAGCCGTAAGAGCTGGTAAAACCGTAGACAATGTATTTGCCTTTGCACATGAGTTAAAGAATACACAGGATAGAATACATTTAGCAAGTGGTTCAACAAGTGCTAATGCTAAGTTAAATATAGGGGATGCTAATGGATTTGGATTAGAGTATATATTTAGAGGTCAAAGTCATTGGGGAAAGTTTAAAGGTAATGAATGTCTTTATATTAAAGGGCCAGCAACAAATAATAAACAAAGAATAGTTATATTTGCTGGTGGAGCAAAGGCTGATAGTTATAAAAAGATAAGGGGTAACTCTTATGGAATGTGGATAGCAACTGAAATAAATTTACATCATGATAATACTATTAAAGAAGTATTCAACAGAACTATAGCTGCTAAGAAAAGAAAGATATTTTGGGACCTTAACCCTGATAATCCAAATGCACCTATATATAAAGAGTATATAGATAACTATAAGAAAAAGTATGAAGAAGGAACTTTAAAAGGTGGATATAATTATCAACATTTTACTATAGATGATAATATTAATATCCCAGATGAAAGAAAAGAAGAGATTAAAAGTCAGTATGATAAAACATCTATATGGTATCAAAGAGACATATTAGGAAAAAGATGTATTGCAGAAGGTCTTATATATAGACAGTTTGCTAATGATACAAAGAAATATATTATCTCTAATAGAGAAATTGCCAATTTAATTAAGATTACAATAGCTGTAGACTTTGGAGGGAATAAGTCAGGGCATGCATTTGTAGCGACTGGTATTACGGCTGGATATAGAGAATTAATAACATTAGCAAGTGAACGACATTTTGGTGATGATATAGATCCTGAAAAACTAGGTGAACTTTTTACTAACTTTGTGAAAAAAATAAATCATAAATATGGATTTGCAGAAGTTGCTTATTGTGATAGTGCAGAGCAAGTGTTAATAAGAGGTTTAAGGAATGCAGCTATAAAAGAAGGATTAAATATAAGAGTTGCTGATGCATGGAAAACTAGTGTTAATGACAGGATAAATGCTACTTCAAAGTTAATAGCTCAAGGTAGGTTTAAGTATACTGAAGATTGTGAAACGCTTAAAGATGCTTTATGTTCAGCTATATGGAATCCAAAGGAACTTAAAAATGAAAGGCTAGACGATGGTACATCTGATATAGATACTCTAGATGCTTTTGAATATAGTTTTGAAAGAGAGATAAGACGTTTATTAGATGTATTTATGGAAAGGTAAAATTTAACTATCCACTAAATATGTATTTTAGGTATAGTTGAAAAGTATATTTAAGTAAAATGTTTAAATTTCAACGTTTATTAGTGTTTTTATTAAGGTTTTAAATTTATTAATTCTAAGCTAAATATAAAAATTAAATAAATAAAGTTAGTTAAAATTAATATAAATAAATTGAGATTTATATTTTACTTAAATAAATAAATTAAAGTACAATTTATTTAATATAAAACTTTAATTTATTATTTTTCTAATGAAAATTTAAAAGAGGTATTTATTTATGTTCTCAAGATTAAAAAAAGCGATTAAGGGGGTGGTTTATAACATGTTAAATAGAATTGATATTGCTAAAGAATTAAATATAGAAATTGCAATGAATGATAATATGGCCAATGCGATTAACTTATGGAGCAATATGTACAATAATAGTCCCCCTTGGATTAATGATGAAGTAGTTCCATTAGGTATTCCTGGAGCTATAGCTAATGAGTTAGCAAGACTGGCTACTATAGAATTTAAAAGTGAAATAAATAATAATGAGGGTTTAAATGAAATCTATCAAGAGCTAATAGATGTATTAAGAATTAATACAGAATATGCATGTGCTAAAGGTGGATTAATATTTAAGCCCTATTTTAATGGAAAAAATATAGAGATAGATCTTATTCACCAAGATAACTTCTTACCTATTTCATATAATGCCATAGGAGAAATTACAGCAGCAGTTTTTTTAGAGTATAAAATTATTGGTGATAAAAAGTATACCAGATTAGAGTATCATGATTTTAAAGAAGGTAATTATACTATAAAGAACATAGCATATGTAAAAAGTAACCTTGTAAAAGATAATAGTCTAGGAAAAAGAACTATATTGGCAAGTGTTCCAGAATGGAGTCAATTACAAGAAGAGATAACAATAAATAATATCACAAGACCTTTATTTAGTTATTTTAAGATACCACAGGCTAATGCTATAGATGTTAATAGTCCTTTAGGTGTATCATGTTATGCTAAAGCCAGTGATTTAATAAAGGAAGCAGATAAACAATATTCTCGTATATTATGGGAATATGAAGCAACAGAAATAGCTATAAATGCATCTGAAAGCTTATTTGTAAGAAAAGAAGATGGTACATATGAACTCCCAAAAGGTAAAGAAAGATTATATAGAATATTTCCTTGGGAAGACAGAGAAGGAAAAAGAAATTTAGATACATTTAGTCCAGGTATAAGGGATAGTAATTTATTTAATGGACTTAATAATATATTAAGAAAAGTTGAGTTTAACTGTGGGCTTGCTTATGGGACTTTAAGTGATATTAATGATGTATCTAAGACAGCAACAGAGATAAAGACATCTAGACAAAGAAGTTATTCAACTGTTAAAGATATACAGAAATCTCTAGAAAAAGCTCTTAAAGATTTAATAGTAAGTATGAATGACTTAGCAACTTTATATAAGTTAAATGTAACTCCTATAGATATAGATAAAGATGTTAGTTTTGATTGGGATGATTCACTTGTACTTGATAAAGATAGTGAATTAGAATCAATGCGAAATGATGTTGCAGCTGGTATATTAAGACCTGAGATATATTTAGCTAAGAAATATGGAGTATCTGAAGAAGAAGCATTAAAAATGATGCCTAATGTTGAAGATAGCATAAAACCCAAATCTCCTTTTTATGATCTAGAGGAATAGTATGGCATTAACTCCAGAAGAATTAAAGTCTATACCTGAAAGTTTTATTAATTTATATCAGGAATTAGAAGATTTTATAATCGCTGATATATCCAGAAGGATTGCTAAGGTTGGAAATTTAACAGATAGTGCTAAACTAGAGACTATAAGAGCAAATGAGATAGGGATATCACTTAATCTTATAAAAGAAAAGATTAAAGAAATATCAGATATGACTGAAGAAAAGGTAAATGAAATATTTAATGATATTAGTTTATATTCTATTGCAAAAGAAAATGAATTATATAGGTTTGCTGGGTTAAACACTGTTAAAGTAACTGAAAATGTAGCATTGGCTAATATAATAGAATCTGCTATAAAACAAACTTCAGGAGAGTTATATAACTTAACTCAATCTATGGGATTTGCACAGAAAGTTAATGGAAAAGTAGTATATAAGCCTATAGTTAAATACTATCATGATGCAATGGATTTAGCTGTTATGCAAATTAAATCAGGCTCAACAAATTATAATACGGCTATTAAACAAGCTGTAAATAGATTATGTGAAAGTGGTATAAGAAGTGTTGACTATGAAAGTGGAGTTGCAAATAGAATAGATGTTGCTGTTAGAAGGGCTGTTTTAACTGGGTCTAATCAAATGTCACAAAAGTTAACTTTAGAAGGAATGAAAGAGACTGAAAATGACTTTGTAGAAACTACAGCACACATTGGAGCAAGACCAAGTCATGCACTATGGCAAGGTAAAGTATTTTGTTATAGTGGAAAAAGTAAAGAATATCCTCCTTTTATAGAAAGTACAGGATATGGTACAGGTCCTGGTCTTGGAGGGTGGAACTGTAGACATAGTTTCTATCCTTTTATTCCAGGAATAAGTAAAAGAGCCTATACAGATGAAGATTTAGAGAATATAGATCCTCAACCATTTACTTATAATGGGACAGAATATACTTATTACGAAGCAAGTCAACATCAAAGACTTATTGAAAGAAATATAAGAAAAACTAAAACTCAGCTAATAGGATATAAGGCTGCAGGACTTACAGAGGAATTTACTAATACTAGTATTAAACTTAAGCAACAAGAGAAGTATTATAGAGAATTTAGTAAAGCTGCTAATATACCTATAGAAAAGGATAGACTTCAAGTATATAAATTCAATAGAAGTATATCTCAAAAGGCTGTTTGGGCATCAAATAAAACATTTGTTCAAAGTCTTAAGGAAATAGGAATACAAAATCCACCTAAAAGTGAAAAAGATTTTGAAAGATTAAAATTAACAAATCCTAGAGAATATAAACTAATGGATGGATATATTTTAGCTACTAAGAAGGGTGATATATCTGTATTAATTGGATATGATACCTATAAGAAAATAGCTAGTGAAATTGAAGAAAAATTAATAGGAATTACTACTAAAAATGGTATAATTATAGAAGACTATGCTGTTCATTTTATAGATAGAGTAATCGGAGGATTTGAAGAAAGTAATTATGCACAGTCTGGAAAAAGAAAAGGTGTTAAGGTAGATAGTATATTAGAAGCTTTATTAAATCCAAAATCAATTGGAGATATAGTATACAATCGAAATACAAATAAGCCAAGTATTGTATTTAAAGGTTTAAAATTAGATGTTTCTGTAAATCCTGAAACAGGAACTTTAATTCAAACAAATCCTATAAAAGGTAAGGGGAAATAAATGGTTAAGTTAACAGAGAAAGAAAAAGAATTTTTAAAAGAGCATTTTCCAGATAAAAAAGAACTTTTAACTACACTAGATGTTGATGACATATTGACAGAACTGAATACGCTTATTCTTGAAATTGGATTTGACGAAGAATATAGATTAACTGATATTGGAAGAAAAGCTCAAAGAATGTATGACAACATATATAATAATAATTAAGCACTTACTAATAAAAAATGGTAGGTGCTTTTATTATGCAAAAATTTAATTAAGAAAGGAATGATTATAGATGGCAAAGTTAAGTGAAATATTAGGAGATAAATATAATACGTTATCTGAAGATATAAAAATTAAATATAAGGATATAGATTTAGTTGATAGTTCTAAATATGTTGAAAAGACTAAATTTGATGAAGTTAAACAAGCTAAAAAACAACTTGAAACAGATGTTAAAGATAGAGATACACAATTAGAAACTTTAAAGAAATCAGCTGGAGATAATGCTACTTTAAAGCAGCAAATTGAGCAATTGCAAAATGATAATAAAAAGAAAGATGAAGAATATCAAGCAGAGCTTAAAGATTTAAAATTAACTAACGCTATTAAGTTAGCTATAACTGATTCAGCACAAGATATTGATTTAGTGACTGGATTAATAGATAAATCTAAGCTTATTTTATCTGAAGATGGAAAGGTTACAGGATTAGATGAACAAATAACTGGATTAAAAGAATCAAAAAGTTTCTTATTTAAACCTACAGAGACTACTGATAATACTACAATTCAATTTTCAAAGAGTACCAATTTAGGTAATAATGGAGCAACTACAAAGTCTCTAAGTGAGTTAATGCAAGCTAAAAATGCTAATCCAAATATGGAAGTTAGCTTTAAATAAATATAAATAAAAAATAATAAAAGAAAGAAGGAATGACAATGCCAAGTTTTGATGAAAAAATATTTAATGGTGAGGTATTTGGACAATACATGAATACAGTACCTAACTTAAATAGAAATGAGCTTATAAAGAGTAAAGCTATAAGACAAAGACAAGATATAGCTAATTTATTTAGTGCACAAGTAGGTGGAAACTATGCAACTATACCTATAACTGGAAGAATAGGAGGAAAAGCACAAAACTATGATGGAAAAACATCAGCAGAAGCACAAAAGTTAAAAACTTTTAGTCATAGTAGAGTTGTAGTGGGAAGACAGGCTGCTTGGGTAGAAACTGACTTTAGTTATGATATAACTGGAGGTAAAGATTTTATGGAGCAAGTAGGAGATCAAGTTGCTGAATACTGGGATGATGTAGATCAAGCTACATTATTATCAATATTAAAAGGTATCTTTAGTATGACAGGTAAGGAAAACTTAAAGTTTGTAAATGAACATACTTATGATATAACAGCATCTAAAAATAAAGAAGAGCAAGTATTTACTGCAACTACTTTAAATACAGCAATCCAAAAGGCTTTAGGAGACAATAAAGCTAAGTTTTCTATATCAATAATGCATTCAGCCGTATCAACTAATTTAGAGAACTTAAAATTAATATCATATATGAAGTATACTGATGGACAAGGTATAGAAAGAGATTTAACTTTAGGGACTTTAAATGGTAGAGTTGTTCTTATAGACGATAATATGCCAGTGGAACATGTAGAAGCGAAGGGAACTGAAGGACAGTCAGACTATGTACCAGCTTATAATAAGTATACTACTTATGTATTAGGTGATGGTGCATTTGAATTTACAGACTGTGGAGCTAAAGTACCTAATGAAATGGCAAGAGATCCTAAAACAAATGGTGGAGAGACTACACTTTACAGTAGACAAAGAAAAGTATTAGCTCCTTTTGGAATATCATTCACTAAAGCATCTATGGCTAGTTTATCTCCAACAGATGAAGAGTTAGAAATGGGAACAAACTGGGAATTATGTAATAATCAAGGAAAGACAAAGGAATATATAGATCATAGATTAGTTCCTATAGCTAGAGTAATAACTAGAGGATAGGGTTATGGATAAATATGTAGATTATAAGTTTTATAGTGAAGTCTTTGGAGGAAAATTATCTTCCAAGGACTTTTCTTTATATGAATTTAAAGCTAGAAAATTTATAGATACTATAACCTTTAATAGAATCAATGAAAATGACTTAAATGATGATATAAAAATGGCTGTATGCATAGCAATAGAAAAAATTAAAAAGTCAGATTCTGAAAGGAGCTTTAAATTAAGTGAAACAGTTGGGAAACATAGCGTTTCTTACTCAGAAAGTCTTTTAAGAAAGTTTGAATCTAGTCTTTATAAAGAAATAAGTATATATTTACCAAATGATTTACTTTATAGAGGTGTGTAAATATGGCTAATATGACTTTATTTAATAGTATATATAATCCGGAAACGGAGCGTACAGAGTATATACGAACTTATTTATATGATATTGACTGGCAAGGGGAGCAAGCTGTTACAGTAGGTGATAAAGGTTTATTAAGTGCTGATAAAATAACTTGCTTCATACCATTTATAGTTAATACAAAAGATAAAAAATATATATCTCCTGGAGAATTTAAGAAGTTGGATATAGAAGTAGCAAAGAAATTTTATACATTAAAAAAAGGTGATTTTATAGTAAAAGATATAGTTGATTTTGAACTTTCTTCATATGAAAGAGGTAAGCAATTTAAAGATTTAGAACGTCTTTATACAGTTGGAACTATAGTAAGTGTAATAACAAATGATTTTGGAAGCGAATACTTACAACATTGGGAAGTAGGTGCTAAGTAATGCCACTTAATGTTACTTTTAAGATGGATGGAATAGAAAAGATTTTAGCTAAACGAAACCTTGAGGAAAGAGGAAAGGCCCAGGGATTTTTAACTAATGAAGTAGCTAGAATGGCTAACCCTTACGTACCATTTAAAACAGGGGCATTAAAAGATACCCAGGTAGAAATTTCAAATGGAAAAATTGAATATAAAGCTCCTTATGCTCGTAAACAGTATTACAACAACTCAGGAAATGGAAAACAAGGAACAAATAAAGGTGGTATGAGAGGTAAGCGATGGATTGAAAGAATGTGGGCAGATAAAGGTCCGGAAATTGTAAAGTCTGTTGCTTCATTTGTAGGAGGGAAAGCTAAATAAATGACTATTATAGAGAGCATAAGAAAATTTATAAAAAAATGCCCTTTTTTAGAAGAGTTTAATGGAGCTGTAAGAATAGGAGTTGACTATTTAGATTCAGAAGCAACTACATATTCTATAGAAAAAGTTCCATGTAACCCTATTATAAAAAAGTATGTTGATGGATCTAGTAAAAGACAAGAACAATTTATATTTGCAAGTATGGAAAGTTATGGTGAAGATATATTTAATAACTTGGAAAATATTAATTTTTATGAAAAATTTGCAGAGTGGATTGAACAAAACAACGATGAAGGTAATTTACCTATTTTAGATAATAAAGAGGCTTTATCAATAGAACTAACAAGCAATGGATATGCCTTTCAAACAGATATTGACAAAGCTCAATATCAAATACAAATGAAATTAATTTATATGGAAGGGAAGTAGATAAAATGGCTGTAAGAAAGAGAAAAACAGTAGCTGACTATTTAAAGGTTGGTAAGGAGTTTGTTTTTATGGGTGTAGGATTTACGGAGTTAAATGAAAGTCCAAGTGCTAAAACAAAAAGCAAACAATATATAAATGAACAATCAGCAACAACAAGTATAACAGGATATGAAACTGAATTTGGTTTTGAAACAGACCAGATAAGAGATGAAAAAGCCATAGATTTTATATGTAACATTGGAGAACTTCAAAAAATTGGAGCAGATGCTGAAACAGAATATATAAAGGTAGATTTAGATAAGCCTGCAAAAGCCGAGAATGGATTTAGAGCAAGAAAGTTTAAGGTAGCTGTATCTATAGACGATTTTGAAGCTAAAGACAATGAAATGAGTGCTAAAGGGAAATTACTAGGTATGGGAGACTTAGTAGTAGGAACTTTTGATACATCTACTAAGACCTTTACAGAAGGGTTTGAAGCTAAAACAGAATAATTAAAGGGGTGCATGTAATGATAAAGATTTTAGGTGAAGAGTTTGAATTAGATACAATGGATCTAGATGTATCTGAAACTATAGAAAAGGAAATGAAAAAAGTTCCTGAAAAACTTAACAAATTAAGCAATAATGTAACTAGGATAGAAGCGATAAGAGAAACTGTAATTATAGTTTCAGAATGTATGGATAATATTTTAGGCAAAGGTGTAAGTGAAAGAATATTTAAGGGTAAAAGAAATCTTAAATTAGCTATGAAAGCATTTGAAGAGTTGGCTATAGGCATAAGTAAAGAAGATGAAAATGTTGAAAAAGAATTTCAACAATCTATAAATAAATATTCTTCAAATAGAGTTGCTAAAAGACATCCAAATCATCAAAATAAGAAAATTTATAATAAAAAGTATAATAAAAAATAATGAATATACTTATTGATTTACTACCTACAAAAGTAGAAATAGGAAAGAAGATGTACAAAATTAATTCAGATTTTCGTACATCTATTTTATTTGAATTATTGATGTATGATGATTCTATTTCCGATGAATTTAAATGTATTCAAGCTTTAGAATTGTATTACCCTTCAATACCACCAGAAAGATACTTTGAAGACGCTATACATAAAATATTATGGTTTTATAGTTGCGGCAAAGAAACTGAGAATAAAGATAAAAATACTGAAAATAGCCATTCTAAGGTAGAGAGAGTATATTCTTATGAATATGATGATAGTTATATCTATAGTGCTTTTTTAAGTCAGTATAATATAGATTTACAAGATATAAACGATTTACATTGGTGGAAATTTAAAGCAATGTTTGAATCTTTAAAAGAAGATAATAAGATTTGTGAAATAATGAAATATAGAGCATCTGATTTATCTAAAATAAAGGATAAAGAAGAAAAAGCATTTTATAAAAAGATGAAACAAATATATAAACTTCCTGAGTATATAGATAAAGAGCAAAAAGAAAAAGAAGATGAAATTGCTAAAATATTAATGGGGGATGGAGTATTAGATCTTGATGTACTTACTTAAGAAATAGTAGGTATTTTTTTATACCCAAATTCAAATGAAAGGAGGGTGATATATGTCAGATGGAACTATTGTAATTGATACCAGGATAGATAGTTCTGGAGCGAGAAGAGGAACTAGAGAACTATATCAAGAAGTTAATAGATTAGCTAATGAATATAAAAGAGCTGGAATGAGCTCTTCTCAAGCTTGGAAAAGAGCTTGGAGTGAAATAGAAGGTAGTAGTAGACGAGGATCTTCTGAAGTAAAAGGAAATATCAGCTCTATATCCTCTATTGCAAAAAAATGTGCAGCTACTTTAGGTGGATTATTTATATTAGATAAAGTCAAAGATTATGCCACTGAAGTTGTTAAAACAGGAATTAGTTATAATGCTATGTCAGAACAAGCACAGGTTGCATGGGCGACTATTTTAGGAAGTCAATCAAAAGCGTCCCAGATGATGAAAGATATTGAAAAATATGCAGCTGAAACTCCTTTTACTAAAATGGGAGTAGATACAATGGCCAAACAATTAACTAATGCTGGATTTCATGGGAAAGAATTGTTTGACCAATTAACTAAGTTTGGTAACATGGGTTCGGCCTTTGGAATACAAGAAGATAGTTTAAAAGAAATGGTTAGACAGTATTCTCAAGTTCAACAAGCACAAGTTGCATATACTGAAGATTTAAATATACTTCAAGATAGAGGTATTCCAATATTTAAAGCCTTAGGTGAAGTTATGGGAGTTCCTGTTTCACAGGTTAAAAAACTAGCTAGTGAAGGTAAGGTTACAGCTGATGTTTATAATAAAGCAATAGATAGTATTGCAAGTCATACAACTGGAGCTATGGAGAATCAATCAAAAACTTTTTCAGGTATGATGTCAACATTAGAAGATAACTTATCAATGTTGGCTGGAGCATTGGCAAAACCTATATTTGATAAAATGAAAGATGGATTACAAGGGTTAATGCCTAAACTAGAAGAGTTTACTACTTTAGTTGGTAAAGAAGGGATAGGGAATGCAATAAGTACTATGTTTCCTCAATTAAAGCCCTTAGTAGACTTTTTTACAAATTTGTCTAATGTATTAACTACCGTTGTTATACCAGCTCTTTTAAATTTTGGTGGATGGATAGCATCTAATATTGGGACTATTTCATTTTTAGCAACAACCATTGGTGGAGCTGTGTTAGCATTTAAAGGTTTTATGATTGCAAAAGGCATTATTTCTGCATTTCAAGAAGCTCAATTAGCAATAGCTTTATTTTCAATGAATGCTGAAGGAGCTACTATAGCACAAGGAGCATTTAATGGAATGTTGACTCTAGGAGAAACAGTTGTTGCTTTACTTACTGGAAAAGTTACTTTAGCTACTTTAGCACAGGAGGCTTGGAATGCTGTAATGGAAATGAATCCTATAGGTTTATTAGTTATGGCCATAGGAGCTTTAGTAGCAGCTTTTATTTATTTTTGGAATACATCTGAAAGCTTTAGAAACTTTTGGATTGGATTATGGGATGCTGTAAAAAATGCTTGTATTACAGCATGGAATTCAATATGCACATTTTTTACTGATACAATACCAAATGCATTTAATAGCATAATTAATTTTTTTAAATCTGATTGGAAAGAAATATTATTATTTATAGTTAATCCATTTGCTGGAGCTTTTATGTTAGCTTATAAATACTGTGATGGCTTTAGAAATTTTATAAATAACTTAGTAAACAATATAAAGATGTTTTTTGTAAATGGTTTTAATAATATGAAAACTTCTGTAATTAACTTTGCCGCTAATGCATTACTTACAATACAAACATGGGGTACTAATGTATGGAACTTTTTTGTAGTAACAATTCCTTCATGGATTACTAATATTTTTAATTGGTTTAATGAATTACCAAATAAAATTGGATTCGCTTTAGGTTTTGTAGTAACTAAAATTATTATGTGGGGAGTTGGAATTTGGAATTATTTAGTGACTAATGTACCCATTTGGATTAACAATGTAGGAACATGGTTTTCAGAACTTCCAGGTAAAATATGGACTTGGTTGTGTGATTCAATAAATAAAGTGGCTGCCTGGGGTTCAGAGATGTGGAATAAAGCTACAACTATAGCTAGTCAATTTATTTCAGATTGTATAAATTATATATGTCAATTACCAGGTAAAATATGGACTTGGTTATGTATAACAATAAATAAAGTTTCTGCTTGGGGGTCTCAAATGTGGGCTAGGGCTAAAGCTATAGCCAGTCAATTTGTTTCAGATTGTATAAACTATATATGTCAGCTACCAGGTAAAATATGGACTTGGCTTTGTAATGCAATATCTAAAGTAGCAGCTTGGGGAAGTAACCTTTGGAATACGGGTAAAAATGCAGCTTTAAGACTAGTACATGCTGTTGTTGATACTGTTAGATCTATACCTGGAAAGATGGTTTCTATTGGTAGAAATATAGTTCATGGTGTATGGAACGGTATAACAGGAGCTGCAGGATGGTTTAAAAGTAAAATTCATGATTTTTTTGGTGGAATAGTTGATGGTGCAAAATCGGCTTTAGGAATCCATTCTCCAGCTAGAAAAATGATTCCTATAGGTAAATATACTGTAGAAGGTACAGAAGTTGGTATGTCTAAACAATTCCCTAAGATGCAAGAAAAGTTTAAAGGTAAAGTACATGGACTTGTTTCTGACATGAAAGCTAAAGTACAATATGAATCTATTTCTTTAGGAAGTTCCATTTTATCAAAGAGCAATTTTGATATGATAGAAAAAAATAATGATAAAAATAATCAATCAGATGTTTCAGGAGTTATTTCATCTTTAAATAAAACTTTAAAATCTCTTGATCCAAAGATTTACTTAGATAGTAATGAACTTCTTTACTCTAAAGCTGAATTAATAAAAAATTCTTTAGATAGTAATGAACAAAGGAATCCTAAATTTGCATATTAAGGATTCCTTTTTATATTATGGGGGTGATAATTATTAAAGCATATATTCAAATAGATGGTATAAACTCTTTCTATAGCTTAGGGTTACATATGTATTTAATGGATATAGAAAGTATAAATGAAGATATAGAACATACTCCAGTAGAAGGTAGAAGTGGGACACTAACAGAAAGAAAAGGTACTTATCCAGATAGAAAGTTACGTTTTGGGTTTGACTTAATACGTAGATCAAATGAATCTCTTGAAAGCTTTTATAGCAGGATTTTTGATGTTGAAGAATGGATTGATACTTCTATAGGTAAGGAATTAATTTGTTTTACAAACTGTAACTTTAAATATCTAATAAAAAGTGTTTCTAAAAAGACAGAGCCTACAATGCATGTGTGTTCAATAGAAATAGAATTTGTATGTGATCCATTTAGATATTTAGCAAATGAAATACCTATAGTTTTAAATTCAAGTACTAATATATTCTATTTAGGAACAGTACCAGGAGAATGCAATATAAAAATATATGGTCAAGGTAATGTACAGCTTACTATAAACTCAAATACCATCATAATCAATAATATTAATGATTATGTGGAGTTAGATAGTAAGCTTTTAGAATGCACAGATAAAGATAGATTAAATAAAACTAGAGATATGATAGGACATTTTCTTGTATTAACAAGAGGTGATAATAAAATTAGTTGGGTAGGTAATGTATCTAAAATTGAGATACTACCAAGGACAGCATTTAAATAGGAGTATATAAATTATGAGTAATAAAAAAATAGTAAAAGTATGTATCTTTAATCAAAATGCAAAACCAGATGAAGTTGTTTACTCAAATGGAGATAAGATACTTGATAATATAATAATAGATGCGAAAACAGATGAACATCTTTTAACTGGTGAGTATTATTTAGATTTAGTTTCTTTGATAGATAAAGAAGGATTTCATGAATCTTTAATTGAGGAAGCTATTATTAAGGTCCAGTTAGACTATGGAAATGAATATTTTAGAATAGCTAAAGTAAATAGAAGTAGTAGAGACGTAAAAGTATTTGCTAGACAAATTACAATATCTGAAATGCTTGATATGTGGATTGAGGATACTAGACCAACAGATACTAGTGGGCAAGGTGCATTATCAGTATTAAGACAAAAATCAATTGGTAAAAAAGATATACAACTTTTCTCTGATATAGAAAAGATTAATACAGCTTATTATATGAAAATGAATATATATCAAGCTATATATGATTGTGATCAATCTTTTATAAATAGATGGGGTGGAGAAACCTTAAGAAGAGGTTACACTGTTTCTATAAACAATAGAATAGGAGCAGATAGAGGTGTTCAAATACGTTCTAGAAAAAATCTAACTGGATTTGAAGCTAAAACAGATATAGATAATGTATGTACTAGAATTAAGCCAACTGGATTTGATGGTATAACTATAGATGGATATATAGATAGCCCTCTTATAAAGAAATATAGTGCTGTTAAGACAAAAGAAATTAAATATGAATCTGTAAAGGTAAGAGATGAAAAAAATCCTGATGAAGGATTTAACACACTTAAAGAGGCTCAAGAAGAACTTAAGAGATTAGCAAAATTAGAATTTACACAAAAGCATATAGATGAATTAAGAGCATCATATAAAATTAACTTTGTACAACTTGAATATACAGAGGAATATAAAAACTATGTTCAAGCTGAAAGAGTCTATTTAGGTGATACAGTCAATGTATATGAAGAAAAACATAAATTACATGTTAATGTTAGATGTATTAGAAAAAAATATGATGTTTTAAGACAAAGAACTATAGAAATTGAGCTATCAAATACAGATATAAGTCAAAAGTCTATAACTACTTCGGATATATTAGCAGAATTGAACTCTATAATAAAAGATACTAAAAATAATAACGTACAAGATATTATCCAAAGTATGATAAATTCAGGAATTAAAGACAGTTATGTAATTCCTAGACAAAATGAAATTATAGTAGCTGATAATAAGGATTTAAATTTAGCTCAAAATGTTGTAAAACTTAATAAAAATGGACTTGCATTTAGTCAAACTGGATATTACGGAAAATATAGTTATGGATTTACAATAAATGGAGTTATAAACGCTAGTTTAATCGCCACTGGAATACTTAGTACAATAATGATTCAGAATAGGGATGGAAGCTTACAAATTGATTTATCTGGTACAAATGGAGTTAAGTTTTTAAAAAATGGAATTAGATCTATAGAATTAGCTGGAAATATAATGAATTTTTATGATTGGGATGGAGTAGGCAATCCAATAGGAAAGTTATTTTCTGCAAGATTATTTAATACTGAAACTCCAGGAATAATATTAGCTAACACTGTAAATAGTTATTCAGGGATAGCTTATGAAAACCCTGATGCTACAAATGGAAAATTCCCATTTTATATTTTATTTGATAAATATAATAAAACAGGCGAAGCCCCATATCCAATAATGCTAAGAGAAGATATTTGCATAGATCATAAAAATTTAATCTTAGATAGATACGGTTTAAATAAGATGTACACATCAGATAATAATGATTTTATAAATAAAGCAACTAATTACTGGGGAGTTGTTGGTAGTAATCTTAACTGGAAAATGAAATTAGGAAATGAAAGTTTTTGGTTATATGATTTAAATACTGATGCAGCATATTTAAATTCCAGTCCTTATGAAACTTATTTTGCTGGACGTGATTATAAATATGCCTCTTTTAAAAGTGGTTGTTGTAAATTATGGGATGGTTCTCAAATATATGCATCATTTTCTACAGAAAATGGATTTAGTTTTTGGAAAAATGGTAATGATGCATTATTTACCTCAACAACTAATAATCTAGTTTCTAAATTGAAGTTTTATGCAGATAATGGAATGCATGTTAATGGAGATTTTACTGTAGCTGGCAATAAAAACTGTGTTCAAAAGACTGAAAAATACGGTGAAAGATTATTCTATAGTGTAGAAGATTGCGAAAGTTATTTAACAGATAGAAGTATGCATTTATTAACTGTAGAAGAAGTTAATCATGGTGATAAAGTTACATATGAAAGAGTAGTTATATTAGATAATATATTTAAAGATAGTGTTAATCTTGACTTAGATTATACAGTTGAAATAATAAAGCAAGGCTGGGGAGATTACAGAATAAAAGAACAAACAAAAGATTATTTTATAGTTGAATCAGATAGAAAAGATTTTACTTTTAAATACGTTGTAACAGCTAAAAGACAAGGATTTGAAGAAGAAAGAAATAAAGAAGTATTTATAGATGCTTTAAAAGAAAATGATTTAAATAATAATATTATTGAAAGTAAAGAGTATTGGAGATTATATACAGAAAAAGAAGGTGATAGTGTTGGCAGTAAATAATTTTCATTTTAAGCTAGATATAGAAAGGGAAGATCATATACCTAAATTTAGATTGAAGCAGTATGACACTGCTATTTTTTATGCAAGTCTTTATAAAAATGGGCTTCCTTATCATTTTGAAAATGAACAAATTAAAATGTTTGTAAAAAAAGCAGATGGAACTATAGTATATCAAGAAGATAATATAACTATTCAAGATGATGAAGTTAAAATAAATGTAAAAAATCAAGCATTAACAGCAAGTGGATTAACTTATGCTGAACTAGAATTTAAGTCATTAAATGGTCAAGTAACAACAGCTACCTTTGTATTTGATGTAAGAGAAAAAGTAGGCTCTGATAAGGCTATAGAATCTGTTACAGATATATCTACATTGGAAAAACTTGATAAGTATATTGGACAAGCTAAGAAAGAACTTGATAAGTTTAAAAAAGATTTAGCTAATTTAGAAGACCTTGTTGCTAATAAAAATACATTAGAAAAACAAAATACAGATGCTAGAGTTAATGTAGTTGAACTTGGAAAGATTGTAGATCAAGCTAATGGAATAGTTTCTGATGCAGGGAAAAAGATAAGTGAAAACAATGTTGTTGTAGACTCTGTAAATGGATATGTACAAGATATTTATTTTAAAGGAAAGACATTACTTAATATAATCCCTTTAAAGCCGGCAGAATGGCATTTAGGAGGCAATGGTGAAAGCTTAGGTCTACATGCTACTTATCAAATTGGGCTTAGTAATTTACCTATTAAACCTAATACATTATATAGTTATAAATTATTTGGGCTTCCTGAAAAATATGCTGCACACTTATTCCATTTAACTGAACCTAATAGAAATGTAAGCACCCAAGGAACTTTTACATCACTATCTGAAATAGGATATTCATACCTACATTTATATCCTAAAGAAGGCCAAAAGTTTACTTTAGATGATGTGAAAAATGTAAAAATTGTTTTAGTAGAGGGCAATGAAAAAATAGATACCTATTTTGAAGGTATTAAGTCTATAGGTGATGGTGTTGATAATATAGAAATATCAACTTTTAAAGCTGAAAATAATTTATTTAATCCTAATGAATGTATAAATGGTAAATATGTAAGTGATGGTGGAGCTTTAGCTGTTCCATCTAGTCCTAATAACCCTAAAGACTATAATGTAGCTTTTATAAAAGTCCCCGAAGGTGATTTTTCAATAAATGTAAGTGGTTTAACTAATAGTGTTGTAACTGGAGATAAATTTGCCTACATGGGATTTTATGATAAAAATAAAAAGCCTCTAAGACATCATTATTTTAATGTTAAAAATCCATTTACTAAAACATTTACTAATTCAGATATAGGATTTATAGCTGTAACTGTTAAAAATGAAGATATTAAAAGTTTAAATATAACTCTTTCAACAGATTTAAAGCCTTACACAGAAAGTGTATATAGTAAAAAGAATTTATTATATTATGATCCTATAGATAAAGTATGGAAAAAACCTATTGTAAGAGGTATTAATAATACTTATTTTGATTATATATGTGAACGTAATGGAAAAACATATTATCATAAAAAATGTAAACGTAAAATTATAAATGGTAGTGAAAACTGGGGTATTGATGCTGGGCAAAGCACAGGTACAAAAAGTAAAATGTTTGTACTTTTCCAAAGTGATTTAGGTAATAATGTTCCGTTAATATGTGATAAATTTCTAAATACTAGTATTTATGGAAATGACAATATAGAGGGTATTAGTATTGTAGGTGGAGCTATACGAGTTAGAGTATTTAATAACAGATTAGGAAGTAATGATGTAGAGGGATTTAAAAATTTCTGCAAATCAAGCAATTTTGAAGTAGTATATCCAACAACTAAAGAAGAAGTATATGAATGCTTAGATGTATCGCCTAGAACATTTAGAAGTAAGACTTTATTTTCAATTAATAGTGGGGCTATATCACCTAGAGAATTAAATTATTATGTTCCTATATCTTTTGCAGCAGCTGACAATAGTATTTGCGAAAAACTTGAAAATATAGACTTAAATAGCTTTGATTTAAATTCAATTAAATTACCTGGTTTAAATTTAAAAGATTCTTTAGATACAAAATACCTTAATATAAATAAAGGGGATATATTTAACTTTAATGAAACTATTGAGCGTGGAAGATATTCTGTAGGGTCAGAAACTACTTTACCTGGAGCTCCTTTTCCAAATGCTATCTATGGTAGTTTGATAGTTTTACCTAGAAGAGGAAAAGAAGTACAACAAATATTTTTAACTATAGATGGGTATATTTTTTCAAGACTTTTTAATTATCTAGGTACTTGGAGCGATTGGTATGGAATACCTAAATTAGATGATTTTAAGTTCGTCAATACCAATAAAAAAGGCTATCAAAAACTACCATCAGGAATAATAATCCAATGGGGATATGAAGAACTTGGGGAAACCCAATATAATTTTCTAATAAAAGATTTTTATTTTCCTTTAGTATTCCCTAATGAATGTTTATTTGTTGGTATGGGTAATATTAAAAGTTCAAATCCATTACAAGATTTATCAGGCAATGCTGTTAGTGTTGGTGATAACGGTAAAAACATGATTAGATTACATGTTAGAAATACAACAACTGCAATCTTAACAGGTACGGTTTCGGCTTGTTGGTTTGCTATAGGAAGATAGAAAGGAGCATTAAATGTATTTATTAGCTTATGAAAAAGATTTATCTGTAATAGGTTTTTTTAGAAAAGATATACATGATGTAATTCCTAATCCAAATTTAAAAATATCTCAAGATCTATGGGAAAAATTAATTGAATTAGGAAATTTTAAGATTAAAGAAGGAATGAATTTAAATAAAGATTTATATGACTTAGAAGATATTGATTTATTTGAAGAAATAACAATTACACAACCTAAACCTAAACCTTCTCAAATAGAAGAACAAAATGCATTTTTAATAAAAGAAAGTCTAGAAAAAGATATTCAAATTAAGGAATTAAATATAAACTTAGCACAAACAACTTTAAAATCAATTAACAAAGATATTGAAATAAATAATTTAAATACTAATATGGCTCAAACAACTTTAAATTTAGTTAATAAAGATATACAAATTAAAAGCATAGAAAAAGATATTGCTAATCTAATATTAAAATCATTAAAATTAGGAGGTAATTAAAAATGGATAAATGGTATTTTGAAATGGCAAAGAAATATTTTGATTTAAAAATATATAAGGTAGATGATGTTAAATTATTTGTTCAAGCTGAAAGAATAACAAAAGAACAGTTTAAAGAAATAACTGGCGAAGATTATGACAAGCCCACTAGTAATTTACCAATGAAAATAACTGAAGATAGACAATAAATAATGAAGAACTATAAAAGATAGTTCTATTTTTATGCAATTTTTAGGAGGAAATATGAATGATGAAGTAAAGGATCATATGATTGAAACACATGAAAAGCGGATAAATAATCATTCTGAAAGGTTAGATAAATTAGAGCAGAGTGATGCGAAAAGGGATATACAGATAGATAATTTATGTAAGAGTATAGAAGGACTTGTAAATACATTAAAATGGGGGTTAGGCTTTATTTTTAGTGGAGGTGTAGGGTTCTTTTTTTATGCAATACAAAATCATTTATTTAAATAAAAAGGAGATAAGTTAAATGGAAACAATAATTAAATTTGTACCTGAGCAGTTACTAATATTAGTAGCTGCTCTTTATGTTGTAGGAATGTTTTTAAAGAAAACACCAAAAGTAAAAGATTGGAGTATACCTTGGATTTTATTAGCTTTAGGTATTGGTTTTAGTATATCTATAATGGGATTGAATTCTACAAGTATTTTACAAGGTATAATTTGTAGTTTTGGGGCAATAGCAACAAACCAGATTGTAAAACAAACAATTAATAAATGATAAAATTTTTGTAATCAAAAATAGTGTATACTAGGTTTTATTATAAAAAATAAGATATTTAAATAGCTATTTATATATAAAAAATAAATGTTAGGAGGAATTAATTATGAAAAAAAATATGACAGACCCAGGACATGGAGGATATGATTCAGGGGCACCAGGAGTTCATGGATGTTTAGAGAAAGACGTAGTTTTAGATGTGGCTAATAGAGTTGCTGAATATTTAAAAAAACAAAATATAGAGAATATAAATACTAGAACTACGGATGTATTTGTTACTTTAAACGATAGAACTAATGAAGCTAATAAATTAGGGGTAAACTCGTTTGTATCAATACACTGTAATAGTTCTGAAAATCCTAATGCACAAGGGTTAGAAACTTATTGCTATAAGTTCAAATATAGAGATTTAGCTGATGTTGTGCACTCTGAATTAATAAAAGCAGGGCTTTACACTAAAGATAGAGGTGTAAAAGAAGGAAATTTACATGTAGTAAGAGAATCTAACATGCCTGCTTGTTTGGTTGAATTAGGATTTATAACTAATGAAGAGGACTATAATTTAATAATGAACAATAAAGATGGATTTGCTAAAGCAATAGCTAAAGGAATATGTAAGTTCAATGGAGTTACTTGGAATGAATCCTCTGACATATTACCAAATAAAAATATTGATGTTACTTATCAAGTATATACAAATGGAAGATGGCTTCCTAATGTAACTAAAGCAAATGATTTTGCAGGAATTTTTGGAAGCCCTATACAAGCTATATATGCTAACTTAAATCAAGGAAGTATAAGCTATAGAGTCCATACAGTAAATGGAACTTGGTTACCTTGGGTAACAGATAGAAGTGATTATGCAGGCATATATGGTAAAAATATAGATGGTTTACAAATGCAATTAATAGGATTAGATAACTATAGTGTTGAATATAGCGTATATGTAGAGGGTAGATGGCTTCCTTGGGTTATAGATTTAAATGACTATGCAGGTATATACGGTAAAGTTATAGAAGGAATACAAGTACAAGTTATAAGAAAATAAATAGATAAAAAAGAGTACCAAATAAAAAACTTATTTGGCACTCTTTTTTAATCTAAATCAGCACCAATATTTGGTCCTGGGTTTGATGGTTCTGTTCCTATGCCTTCATTTGTTTCATTATTTAAATTGTTTTCTTGAGAATTATGAGGATTTTCGTTTACTAAATTATTTTTTGTAGGTTCAGATTCATAAACTTCATTTTTACTATCCGATTGATTTATATCTTTTTCTATATTTGTACTTTCTATAACTTTATGTTTTACTTCACCTTGTGGTGTTTCTACAGGTTTTTTATTTTTAGAAGTTTCTGTTTTGATTTCTACAGAATTTGTATTTTTACTATTTGTTGTTATCTTTTCAACAACATCTCCATCTTTTTCTATATTTTTAGAGTTGGACTTATTATCTTTTTTACTATTTTCTGTTGTCTTTTCAACAATATCTTTATCTTTTTCTATTTTTTTAGAATCGTCTTTCTTAACTTCTTTTTTACTCTGTTCTTCTTTTATTACTTTTTCATGTTTAGGTTTTTCATTTTTATGTACATCTTTATTTGATGTATTCATATTACTTATAAAAAATCCAGAGCCTAAAATGACAATACTACTTAATATACCGATTAACCCTTTTTTCATAATATCCCTCCTATATAATTCTATATTTATAATAACATAACTTTAGTTTACAAAAAATACCAATGGCTAAAAATTAATGTGAATGTGTATTATTAAATAAAAAAAGTTTTTAATACTTAGAGGGGAATATTTTATCAGAAAAGTATTATAAAATAAGATATTTAGAAGATTTTCTCAATAAATTAAATAGTATACTATTATATTTTATATTGTTTTTAATTTAATCTTGATTAGATTTTAATTATTTTATAGATATTTAAAAAATTTTTAAAATAAAATTCTTATAAATGATGGAAAAATTATAAATTTATTGTAGAAAACTAAAAATCAACATATTTCTAAAAGATAAAAATATTTGATTAAAAATTTTAGAATTATTTGAATCATCATCTAATTTAAGTAATTATTATCGGACTAAGATTTAGATTCGATTTATTTAGTTTTTTTGTTTAGTAAAAGTATTATTTTAATAATTAGAAGTAATCTAGATTTTTTATTAATTAACTAGAATAAGGAGTTCTAGTTTACTTAAGAAATAGTTATGATATTGAAAAAATATGTTAAAAAATGTAAAATAAAAAAGAATTATAGTAATTATTTACAGGTTCTTAGAAAAAATTATATACAAAAGATTTTTTAATATAGATTTAATATATTAACTCTTTTTGTATATAAAGAAAGAGGTAAAAATGTTATTTAATGATTATGTGAAAAATTTAGAACTTCAGTATGAAGAATTAGGTAAATTAAAACTTATTATTTCTGAACTTAATTTTATTTTAGATTTAGTGGATACTTGGGATAAGACAGCATTTAGATATGGTTACGTAGGTTTAATAGATAGTTCATACACTTCATCATACTCTGAAAATGCTAAAAAATTATCTGAAGATGCATCTAATTACTTCACCAGACTGAGAGAAGAATTGATTAGTATTGATTTCCTTGAATTTGGAGAAATACTAGCAAATATTAAAACTATTGGATCTGATGTGTTTAGCGGAGAAACAGATAACTTAATATTATCTTTAAAAAAATCATATAAAGTTATACATGTATATAGATCATATAAAGGGGTAGATCAAAGAGTAGATGAATATATTGGATGCATACATGCTATTAGGAATATGATCGAAACCTTTAGTAAATTTAGATACATGTTTAATTATATTAAATCTATAAATAATAAACTTTGTGCTGGGTTTGAAGGAGATGGGCTAGAAATACAACTTTTAAATCATGGAGTATCTAAAGATACTTACCCTAATGTTGTTGATTCTATATATACTATATATGATAAATTATGTGAAATTGCTAATGTTAAAGAAGAACTTATAATAGCTAGAGTAGAAACGGGAAGTTTATTTGCGAAGTTTATAGGTAGTACAGCTATTTTAAAGGTAGTAGCTAAAATCATAGAGACTACATATGATATAGGAATTAGAAATCTTTCAAGAGAGGGCAAAAAGAAAAATTTAGTAGAAAGTACTGAGTTATTCAAGGAACAGTTTAATATATTAAAAGAAATGGAAAATATGGGGCTAGATGTAGAAGAACATAAAGAAATAGCTAGCGAAACTCTAGTTTTAATTATGAAACAGTCTAATATTCTACTATCATCAAGCCCAGATATAAGAATAAATGAGAAGACATTAAGTAAGTCAGATGATATAAAAGCACTATTATCCAAACAAGATTATAAGCTGTTGGAAACTTTAGAGGATGATGAGAATTAATAAATAAAATGATTAATAGGAGGTGTGATTGATGAAATTATATATAAAATTAAGAATATTTTACATAAAACAATTGTTAAAAATTTATAAATATTTAGAAAGCATACTTCCTAAATTTTCAAATAAATTAAAGATACATATAGAAAAAGTTTCTTTAAATAGCTCGAAATTAATAAATAAAAAAATCTTAAAAGATCAAAATTGTTAGTATCACTTAAAAGATTTGTTAATTTAAATTTAATTTCATAATAACTAAATTTATTAAGTAACAACAGGAGTACTTAAGCAATAAGTACTCCTTATTTTTAAAAATTTATATTTAGTATTTTAAATACCGTTAAAATTATATCTCTTATAGAATATGAAGATAGGAATATAGATATTATTTTGCAAAAATTTATTAATTCATTTTTAGGAAGTTTTAATATTGGTATATTTATATCTTTAAATAAAGCTATAAATATATTAGAAATTAATATTAAAAATATAAGCAAAGTATCTTCCTTTAATTCTTTTAACAAATTTTTTAATCTCTTAAGTATAGCAGATGTATTACTTTCATTAACCTGGTTTTGATTAAACCTAGTATTTACTTTTTCAACAAATGAATATAGTATTGCTGATACTGTAAGTGCAAATCCTAACATATATAACATGTATGTTATTAAAAAATCATCACTTAATATAGATAAATTGTTTAAATTTTTATTAAACAAAACAATAATAAATGATATTAATGACATAGTTGAAATAATAAATATATTATTATTTAGAATCCTTTTTATCCTCAATATTATCATCTCCTGGTCGCATATCTACATTAGATATGGCTTGTTTTATAGAACCTTCTAGATCTTCATTACTTAAATCCTCTATGTTATTTATATGTACATTTTTTACAACTTTAGAACCACTTTTTACACGTCCATTTTTTGTATGAAGAGTCCAACGACCTCCGCCACTGGCTATATATTTTATAAAAGAAGTTAAAGATTTTTTCTCCAATTTTAAATCTCCATCATTGTTAATGATTTGAATGTTTGTTTCAGTTGCATTTGTAGTTTCATGAATGTCTTTAGCTAGTTCTTCTGCTTCTGTATTTCCACCAAAGAAATTAGGAGATTTTATATTTAAATTTAATTTATAGACTTTTTCATTTTCTACAATTTCCCAAAAATCTGATGTAGTCGTAATTTCATCAATAGATAAAGTATACATACTATCATTAGCATTTTTTAGATATCCATACAATTTCTTACGAGAATCTTCTTTCTGCTTAAATACCGAAGAATCTTCTTGTATTAATATTATTTGATTTTCTAAATCTATTATTATATAAACAAATGGATAAGATCTTTCAATTCTTTTTTTGAAATCATTATTATTATCCTCAAATTTAATAATTTCTTGAACTTTAGCTAATTTACATACAAATAAATTATTATTGAGTTCTTTGTATAAGTGCATCTTTATAAAACTTTTATCTATATTTTAGAGTATTAGACAGTTTATTAAGTATAATATCTCTAAATAAATCCTTTCTCTCTTTATCTAGTGACTTTTTATTTTCAAATGAAATCTGTAAATCTGTAGGTATTAAAAAATACCTATATGAATAAAATTTAAATTGTTTTTCTTTATTAGTTATAATTTCGTTTGCCATTGCTAATTCCCCTTTTTAGTATAGAAAAATTTATTTAATATAAAAATAAAAAATAATCGTTAATATTATATCGTATATTATAAAAATTGTAAAAATATATAATATAAATAAGGGATAATTATTAAATTTATACCTAAAATCAAACTAAATAAAACAATTAAGTAATATTATCATAAATAAATATTACTTAATATAGGTGTAAATTAAGTTAGAATAATATTCTATTAGTTGGACAGTATGACTATCGTGAGTTTATGCTAATGAGATAAAAGTAGTTAAAAAGATTACTAATCTCATAATATGCGTATCTATTTTAAATATTATTAAATTAGGCTTGGTTATAATTAAGATATTAAAAAATTATTTAAATATAACATATAATAAAACATCTATTAGTTTGGTATTTTAAAAAGAGTATAGGAGTTTTTAGAACACTTACATTATGTAAGTGCTCTTTCCTGTAGAAATATTAAATATTTTACTACATGAATTTAAAATATGTAAAAACAGAGGCAATACGATCAACATAAAATAACTATTATCATAAAACTGACTATTGAATATCGGTTCTAACGTTTACTTTACCGTTTTGAGTATCAGTTCCTATAGTTAGACCATTTTTTTTCATAATATACTCTAATGTCATTTCAGGAACCCCACCTTTTCTACCACCTAAAACCTCTTTACCTTTTAAATCCTCAAAAGAAAAACTATCAGTATTTTCACGAGCAACTAAAAAGCTTCCATCTTTTTGAGTTAATTGCGCAAAATTTACTGCATAATTTGAATTCCCTTTATTATATACATAAATAGATGCTTCTGGTCCCATAAGTCCTATATCTGCTTCTCCAGAAAGAAGTGCAGCCATTGTTTTATCTGCTCCCTGAGTATTTATAAGGTCTAACTCAATGCCCTCTTCCTCAAAAAAACCTTGAGTTATAGCTGCATATTGTGGAGCATAAAATACTGAATGGGTTACCTCTGCAACAGTTAGCTTATTTAAATTTTTAGAGTTAATACTTTGAGATTTAGGAGTACATCCAATGAGAAGCAAAGATAGGCTAGTAATTAAAGTTATTAATATTATTAATTTTTTTAGCAAAAAAATCACCCCTTAAAATTAAAGATAATGTATATTATTAAAAAATAAATTGATTGGTGATAAAACCATTTTAGATATTTGTAAAAATACTATAGTTGTCAGGAAAATGTTTGCTTTATGTTGATTTTGGGTATAAAAAATATAAAATAAAATTTAATATAACTTTAGGGAGGGGAAATTATGAATTACAAATATCTTATATCCAATAAAAGGTCAGTAAGAAAATTTAAAAATCAAGAAATAAAAAAATCAAATTTCAGAATAATAGAAGAATATATAAATATGTCTAAAAAACTTGTACCAGAAATAAGTACTGAAATTAAAGTTTTTAATAAAGATAAAGTTTATCCAAAACTTGATAAAATAGCAGGATATAATGGACATATGATAGAAGCACCAAACTATGTAATCATTTTATCTGATACAGATAAAGGATACATAGAAAATTCAGGATATATAGGAGAAAATTTAACTCTAAAGGCCATGGACTTAGGAATCGATTCATGTTGGGTTACCTTTAAAGAGAGTTCGCTTATAAAAGAAAAGCTTGAAATTTTATCAGATAAGGAAGTTACAGCAATTATTGCACTAGGTTATGGAGATACTGTAAAAACTAAATCAGCTACTGGTGATTCATCTAGATTAGGTGTAGAAAAGATAGTTTATCTAGATAAATGGGGAGAAAATGCAACCATAGAATTATTAGAAGAAAGAGGATTATTAGATGCATTTAGTTTTGCTAGAATGGCACCATCTACATTAAATAGACAACCTTGGAGATTTATAATTGATGGAGGCAAAGTGATTCTTGCAGTAAGAAAAGATGAATTTGCAAGTGAGTATGAAGGTAAAGTTGATGTAGGGATAGTTATGCTATACTTTTCATTAATAATTGATACAACTATGTTTGATTTAAAATGGATTTTAGAAAACGGTAATAGAAATTATGACGTACCAACAGATTATGAAATAATAGGATATTGTAATATATAAAAAATAACTGAGCTCAAGCCTGTTTATAACAAACTTGAACTCAGTTATTTTGTTTTTATATTAAATTTTATCTTTTACTTTTATAAATTTTTTCTGCTATATTTAAAACTTGATACATAATTAAAGCACAAAGGGCTAATACTATTACTCCCATCATTACTAAATCTAATTTGAAAACTTGGCCACCATAAACTATTAAGTACCCAAGACCATATCTAGATACTAAGAATTCACCTACTATTACGCCAACCCAAGCCATACCTATATTAATTTTAGTTAAATTTATTAAATTTCCTATGTTAGAAGGAAATATTAATTTTGTAAGAATTTGAAGTTTTGATGCTCCAAAACTTTTAAGCATTTTGACTTTTTCCTCATCAACACTTATAAAATAATTATAGGCGGATAATATAGTAACAACAACAGATATAGTAATAGCTATAACTATTATTCCATTTACACCAGCTCCAGCCCAAACTATTAAAATTGGTGCTAATGCTGTTTTAGGAAGTGCATTTAGTACAACCAAAAATGGATCAAGTATTTTAGACAATCTTTCTGACCACCAAAGCATTATAGCTACTAATATTCCAAGAATTGTACCAACTGCTAATCCAACTATTGTCTCATAGCTAGATATTAATATATGCTTAAATAATTCTCCATTTTGAATATATTTTATAAAAAGATTGTAAATATCACTAGGTTTGCTAAATAGAAATACATCTATTATATTAAGTCTAGCAAGTAATTCCCAAAGAGCTATAAATCCAACCAATATAAATATTTGATAAAAAAAGATTAGATTCTTTTCTTTTTTTAGCAATTTTAAATATTGTTTATGACCTTGTGATACATTATTTTGTTTCACTAGAATCAATCTCCTTCCACAAGATATTAAAATAGTCTTTAAAATTTTCAGCACTTCTTGATATTATAGGAGTTCTAGTTTCTGATATTTTTAAATCTATATTATAGATACTTTTTATAGATGCAGGACGTTTGGATAAAACTGCGACCTTATCTGACATAGAAATAGCTTCAGATAAATGTATTAAAGTTCCTATTTACCTGAAGCTATAGTATTACTTGAATTGATACCTATTAGGTTTACCTTTATTGTGTCTGTATCAGAGTCCCATGTCATGTAATCTACTACTGTAGATAGTAACAGTCTCTTCTTATTGATATCAGAGGTATCAATTTCTTTATTGAATTTATTTAAATTATCTATAAGCATATTTATATTAATATCAACTTGATTATTTTCCATAGACATAGTATTTAAAGATTCTAATTGTGATTTTAAATTAGATAAGTCATTATTTAAAGATTCTAATTTATTGATTATAAAAGTAGATGCAGAGCTTTCGGTAACCTTGGCTAGTTGCATAACTAAATTATCAATGTATGTTTCCTTTTCTTTAATTTGATTATTTATTGAGTTTATCTCAGTTTTTATATTTTTACTATTCTTAGAGTTTTCTAACTTGCTATCTTTATAACTTGACATTATAGATTTAATACTTTTATTTTTTAATTCATCTATAACTTTAGATTCAGCCTTATCAGATCTGATATTTCTACAATCACAAGCTGATACTCCTAAAGATTTCTTTGTTCCACATATGTAATAATAGATAGTGCCGCTTTTAGAGTTTTTATAAGTAATTCTCATATTAGAGCCACACTTAGAACATTTTAAAAGACCTGATAATAATGCTTTACTTCCAGTTCCAGCTCTAGGAGCTTTAGCCTTATTTGCATTAAGTAGCCTTTGTGCTTCAATCCATTTATCCGAGTCTATAACACCTTTATGTTTAGCAACAGCAGCTATAGGACTATCTGTATTTTTAGCATAAGTTAGGATACCATGTATATTGTCTATATCTCCCATAACATCTATATTAGACTTTCTTAGATAATCAACTACACTTTTATCAGCTTTAACATATGCTGGATTTTTTAGGATTAAAGATAAGGCACTAGGATCAAGGTTACCTCCACGAGTTCCTTTAATTCCATTCTCATACATATATTTATAAAGTTTTGAAAGTGATCTAAGCTCTAAATATTTATCAAATATCAATTTAACAATTTCTATTGTATCTTCATCAACTTTAAGTTTATACATTTTTCTTTGGTTCATATTTTCATCATAGTAGTTAATTTGAGTACTAATAAAACCATATGGAGGCATACCTCCTAGCCATCTTCCTGTTCTAGCTAACTCATACATATTATCTCTAACACGTTCAGCTATAGTTTCTCGTTCTAACTGAGCAAATACAGATGATATATACATCATAGCACGTCCCATAGGAGTACTAGTATCAAATTGTTCTTTAATTGATACAAAAGATATATTAAGCTTATTTAGATCTTCTATAAGAGTAGAGAAGTCAGAAACATTACGGGATATTCTATCTAACCTATAACATATTAAATAATCAAACTTTTTATCTTTAGCATCTTTAAGCATTTCTTTAAACTTTGGTCTATCCATAGATTTACCAGAGAAACCTTCATCTTCGTATACTAAAAATTCATTAACTCCTAGGTTCTTAGCATAGTCCATGCAAAGTTGTATTTGGTTTTCTATAGATTCACCTTTTCCAGTAAATTTTGATTTTCTTGAATAAATTGCTGCAATCATAAGATTCCCCCTTCTTATATATAGTACAACAATATAGTAAACATATGGTAGGTTATTAATTAAAATTTAAGTGGGTAAACTTATAAGAAATAAACTCGCTAGGAACACCAAAGTATTTACTTAATTCATCAATTGTAATTAGATTATTTACCTCCATAATATCGATAAGCATATTATCATCTATCAATAACTCCGCTGTGAATTTATTTGCTTCATTTTCATATCTATCTGTAACTGAAAATGTATAGTGCTTTAAAAAGCAAACATTAAGATCTTTATGTAAAATTGCATGACCAAGCTCATGAGAAATAACACACTTAATCTCATGTTCATCTAAATTAGAATTTAAATGAATTATAGGAGTATTAAGTGTATTTTGAAAGAAGCCTTTAATATTGCCTAAAGGCTCATGAAGAATAGGGATGTTTAAGTAGTCACATAATTCAAATGGATTTCTTGTTTTAAACTTAGTTACTAAATTATTTACTGTATTTTTAATGCTACTCAAATTTAACACCTCCTTATTTCTTAGACTTTTGCATAGTTTTAGCTAATTCAATTCCATTTCTAATTGCATTTCTTAAAAGAACAAGGTCATTATCATCAACTATTTGTCCGTTAAGCATAAGACCTTTTTGATCCAAAATTTGAGACATAGTTTCTTCTAATAATTGTTCTACATCCTTTTCTTGATCATTTAGGATGACTTTATTATCTGAATTAATTTTTCCTAACATAGTTAACAATTCATCTAGAGATAAATTTATAGCAGTACTAATTTTTTCTAATGCATCTAGTGTTGGTTCTACTGGCTTTTGGCTTCTAGGATCAACACCTTTCTCTAATTTATCTATATAAGTATGACTAAGTCCGCACTTCTTAGAAAATTCTCTAAGAGATAAGTCATTATCAAGTCTATATTTTTTTATTATATCTCCTAAGCTTTGCATTATATCACTCCTTTATTAAGTATTTAGTTAAATTATATCAAAAATATGTTAACGATAGTTTACAAAAATAAATAAAGTTGTAAAACATAGTTGACTAATAAAAAGAAATGTTGTAAACTATGGTTAACAAGATAGATAAGGAGGATGATCAATATTAGAAATAATTTATTTCATATTAGAAAAGAATTAAAAATATCTCAAGAAAATTTAGCAAAAAAAGTAGGTATATCAAGAACATATCTATCTAAAATAGAAAATGGACATTCTAATCCATCTACAGAAATTACCTACAAAATAGCTAATGTATTAAATACAAGTATAGAGGATATATTTTTTAAGAAGTGTGTAAACCATAATTAACAAAGAGGTGTTAGTATGAAGATACTAGATAAAAGAGAAATTTTAGGACAATATGTAACTACATTTGGAAGTTTAGTAAATCCATTATTTTTAGCTAAGGATGTAGCTAAGTGGATAGATCATAATAAACCAAGTGAAATGATTGCTAACGTTGATAAGAATGAAAAGCTGAAGGCGATAGTATCGCTCTCAGGTCAGTCGAGAGAAATGTGGTTTTTAACAGAAGATGGGCTTTATGAAGTTTTAATGCAAAGTAGAAAACCTATCGCTAAGAAGTTAAAAAAGGAAATTAAGAAAATATTAAAACAGATACGACTTACTGGTGGATATATTCCAATATCTATCGAAGATGATGAAAAAATAATCTTAGAAAAAGCTGTAAAAATATTAAATAAAACTCTAGAAAGCAAAGAAATTCTTTTAAAGCAAAAAGAAGAAGAGTTAGAGGTTTTAAGATTGAGAAATTATATCAAAACAATTGTAATAGCAGAACAAAGAGAAGAACTTGAAAAATCAAAAGTTACTGTAAAAGTAGATTTGGAAGTTAGTAAATAAAGATAAATTGCATAGGACAATTTTCAATAAACATAAAATTTAGTGGGGGTGGTTGCAATGGCACCAAGAAAAAGCAGAGAAATAAAAGTTGAGGTAGTTTACCCAGAAGATCCATATTGGATTGAGGAAATAGAAAGAAGAAAAGCTAAATGGATACTTGATAGACAAAGAGAAAAATATGGGGATGAAGCATTGAGTATAGCTTACCCAATATGGATAAGAACAAAGGAATTAGAAGAAACTGGTTTGAGTTATGAAGAAGCTAAAGAAATAGCAATTAAAGAATATAACGATAAACAAGGAGCTTAGGCTCTTTGGCAATGAAAATTTGTACAAGGAGTGAGTTAAATGAGTATAAAAATACTTCAAAGTTTTATGAAAAAATATAGTTATTTAGGACAAGAACTAGATAATAAATTTGATGAATTAAAAGCTTATAGTAAGCAAAAAGAGGACAAGCAACATTGTTAAACAGAGTATTTCAAAACATTAATTTAATGAAAATAAAAAAAAGAGTCCAGGAGGACCCAAATAAAAAATTCCAATTTAATTATATATGTAGATAAAGATAACTACAAGTAAAAACTTATAAATTAGTAGATTTAAATAAAGTGGGGGTGAGTTTCTTGGAGTATAGCATACATGGATTTAGCCAAGAAAAAGCAATAGAACTTGAATTAGATGATAGAGACCTATTGATATTAAAATGGTTTGTAAAATTTAAAGATAGTGAAAGAATGATATCAAAGATCATTTCAGATGATAAGTACTATTGGATTAAGTATGATGGTATAACAGAGGATATACCTATTACAAAGATGAAAAAAGATACAGTCTATAGAAGACTAAAGAAGATGTGCAAGATAGGAATATTAAAACATAAAACAGTAAAAATAGGAGGGACATATTCTTATTATGCTCTAGGTAGAAACTATAAATTATTAATAGATACTAACTATAGGACATCGGATTTAAATCCGAAGCTATCGGAAATAAATCCCGAGGGTACGGATATAAATCCTTACGGTACGGATTTAAATCCCGAACAAAAGACCCTATTACCATATCCTAATACTATATCTATTGATAGAGTAACTAGTGTAAATTTATCCACAGATTTGAATAGTATAAAAGGTATGTATAAATTATCTGATAGTGAACTAAAAAGTATAGTTTTAGCAGTAGATATATCTGTTGAAGATGGAACAATTAAATCACCAAAAGGCAGCGAGGGATATTGGAAGTATATACATAAAATATGCAAAGACAAGTTAAGTTCAAAAAAGGAAATTAGGAGTGATATAAACTATGGGAATAATAGAAGCAGCTAAGATTCTTAGAGATATAGCAAAGCAGATTGCCAAAGATAGAGGTATAACAGAACAAGAAGCATGGTTAGAAGCTTTAGAGGTATTCAAAAGAGAATATAGAGTTTGGTAAGTTTACATTTAAGATTAGGATAAAAAATGCCTAGTAGAGATAAGTTTGTAATTTATATAAGAAAAGCGAGAACTTACTGTTTCGCTTTTCCTATAATACCTCTTAAGGTTGATGAAGAGTTATAACCTAAAGAAAAAGAAGTTATGGAATCTATTAATCTATCAGCATCATTCTTATCTATATAAACCTTTATATTTATTATAGAAATTTTGTAATAGTTTAATATGACCTGCATAGACAGAATAATATCATTATCTTCTTTAGAAAGCTTTGAAGTTTTATCAGTTAGGCTATCAATTAATGTTTCTATAAATCTAATATCTTTATTGGCTTTAGTAGGATCAATGTTTTTTGTAGCAACAGATTGTACCAATAAATACATATAATTATCTATTATTTCTAATTCTTTAATGTATTCGTTGTGAATTGGTTGTGGAGCCATAGAATTAAATGCATAGGTTGTATTTACATTTATTGTAAATATAATTAATAAAATTGAAAATATAATGCTTAATTTCTTTATAAACATATATTCACCTCCTTTATACAATTATTATGTGTAGAGGAAAAACTATAAATTCAGAATATATTATAAAAATTTATCTTAAATAAAAAAATGGATTACTAAGAATATGTCATATTTTAAATAATAAGAAAGAAAGTAGATTATTATTTATAGATTTAAATATAAACCAAAAAATTAAATAGGGGTGATTAGAGTGAAATATTCTAATTCTTGTGATTTTGATTTTACAGATAACTATCTTGCTTTATTAGTTTGCATATTAAATCCAAGTTTAAGTATAGGAAAAGCTATTAAACATATAGTACTTGATGATCCTAAAGATGATAAAGGAGGACATTATAGAAATATTAAACCTAAACAGAATTATAATTATAAAGTTAAGGTAGTAGATGAAGTAGAAGAGAAAGAAATGGAGTTTGATTGATTAGATGATTGTTGTAAATTTCTAGATATGAGAAGGGCAGATATAACAACTTATATAAAGCACAATAGATTGTTTAGAAAGAGATTTAGGATACAAGCTTTAGAAACTATAAGAGAAGTTGAAAGAAAGCCGTTGATAGTTATAGATAAATTAAAAAATGAGACTATCGAGTTTGAGAGTGTTAATAAAGCATGTGACTATTTAAATGCTAGCAGAGGCAATTTAAATCAAGCCATAGAAGCTAAAAGACTTTTTAGAAAGAGATATAAACTTGAGTATAAAATAAGGGGTGATAAGAATGAGTAAATCAACAGAGTTAAAGTATGTTGAAATAGAACTTAGTATACCCAGTGTAAAAGAAATATTCTTTAAAGCAAGTGACTATAAAACATATCCAAATTATATGGCACTAGCACAATGTATATGTGGTAAAGAGATCAATGGAAAATTAAGGTTTCCAGAAAGTGCAGATAAAATAATGAGTGATTGGGGGATCAGAGGTGGAAATAAGGAGGAATAAATTTATGGATTAAAAGAAAGATAAGTTATAGGTGGTGGAAAATATGAAAAATCGAGACAAATTGTTTATATTAATTGCTATAGTTATAGCTATTATAATTTTAATTTGTTTTAAGCTATTTGCTAGTATAGGTATAAGTTGAGAATATTTTTTATTTAGAGTTAAAAAGGACTAGCGTTAACTAGTCCTTTTGGGAATTGGATATTGAGAGTTAAAATTTGAAAATAGTCTAAATAAACTGTATTTAAACTGTTAAAGGGTAAAATCTATTGATATCTTCAAATGTCAATTTTATTATTTGTCTATTTATTGAAAAATATTCAAAAACTCAGTAAATTTAAATATAAAATTTAAATTTATTATGAAAGTTTATATAAATTTTATTTTAATTAAGTAAAAATTAAGAATAAGGGTATATAATAATTAATCATATAGATATACAAGGGTTACCTTAGATGATAAATATATTTATATAGGTAGTTTTATTGATAGAAATTGTTAGAAATATGTTAGGAGTGATAGTATGAATGGCAAAAATAATAAAGGCATTGTAAGAAATATCGATTCACTAGGAAGAATCGTAATACCAAAGGAATTTAGAAGAATGTTAAATATAAATGAAAATGATCCAGTTGAAATTTTATGTGAAAATGGAACTATTAAGCTTAAAAAACATAATAATTCGTGTATTTTATGCGGATCAAAAGAGAATTTAAAAAACATCAAAAATATTTTTATATGTGAAAAATGTCTAGAGGAAATGAAAGATATTATTGATTAAAAGAAAAACGGGAAGTAACTGCCTATGGAGAAAAAAGAATTATTTAAAAAGTAGAATTAAGATTACATAATTATAAGTTTCTAGAAGCTCAAATAAATAATATAGAATTAGATATAAAGAAAGAGAAAATGAGATATAGAGGTTGTGGAGCTATAAATTATGGAGAGAGAACAAGTGAAACTTATAATATTTCTAGAATTGCTGAAAAAGAGGTTATAGATAAAGAGAAGAAAATAGATAAATTGATGCAAAGTAAATTAGAAAAAGAAATAGAGAAAGCGAAAATAGAAAACTCATTAAGTTGCTTAGATGTTAATGAAACTAATTTCTTTGAATTATTTTATAATAGCAAAAATAAAAATAATATGAAATATATAAGCCTTAAGCTACACATGGATCGCAGTCATTGCTACACAGTAAGAGAGCGATTAGTTTATAAAATTATGGGTATGTTGTATCCAAACTATGAAGAACTACCATTATTGAATGAAAATAATAGCAAAGCCAACACTTTGGCTACATTTTAGCGACAAAGTAAAGATTTTTTATACATTCAGAGGTGGTAATATAGTAGTATAGGAAATTTAAGATAACTCAATTGCTTATTTCCTAATAACCCCCTCTTTATATAATGGCTAGGGTATAAATTTACCCTAGCAACGTGAGGATATAGTTTAATGGTAAAATAGCTATTTAGAAGATAAGAGGTTCGATTCCTTTTAACCCTCACCAATATAACTTTACGGCTCTTAAGAGCACTCTGTAGCGGTATGGAGTATAAACTAGTTACATTTATTAGATTTATTAGCAACAACTTATTACGTTCAAAAAAGTCAGGACTTTCTCACCTGGCTTTTTTATTTTATATTTACTTTATTTAAATGAGTGTGGATATATTATAAATTATGTATAATTTAAATATAAGCTATTGAACAATAGTAATAAATTATTAATACTTAAGTGGGGGAGATATTATGAGAAAGTGTTTAAGATGCAATGAAATTATGGTTGAAGACTACATGCTGAAAACTGAAAATTTTACAGCTCAAGCATCAGTAGTATTAGGAAAAGGAAGTGGGGTTTTTTCATCAAATAAAGGAAAGATAAAGGCTGCAGTATGCCCAAGTTGTGGAGAAATTTCAATATTTTTTGATAAGCTAGATAAAATTAAATAGTGTATTCATATTAAAAGTATATGAATTTAAAGTGGACAATTAGGGTCCATTTTTTTTATAGGTTTGTATTCAAATGAAATTTGAGGTGGTGAGATATGAACTATGTAGAACCTATTAGAAATTTAGATACATTAGAAAATATGTGTTTCTATTTAAAAAAGACAAATAGTCTTAAGAGAAAAGAAAACAGGGAAACAAAAATTCATAGAGATAAACCCAATAATGAAAAGAGCAATTAAAGATTATGTAGAGGACAAGGATACTAATGATTTTTTAATTAAATCACGTAAAAACTACAACAGGCCTATCTCTAGAGAAAGAGCATATGTAATTTTAAAAGAGCTTGGAGCATTATTTGATGTTCCCTGTTTAGGAACCCATAGTATGAGAAAAACATGGGGATACCATTACTATAAACAAACTAAAGATATCGCATTACTCCAGAAGATATTTAATCATTCATCTCCAGCTGTAACCTTGCATTATATAGGTATATACCAAGACAGAATGAATAAAGCTTATACGAGCCTTAGATATTTTAAATTTAATTTTATCTAGAATATAACATAAAAAGAGAATGTTATATTGGTTTATTTTACTTAGAAAAAATAACGATTGAAATCATTGGAAATACTAAGCCTACAGTGGGTATATAAGTTGATAAAATGTATATAACACACTATTAGATATGTTACGTTCATAAGGCATTTATAATCAATTTAAACATCTAATAAATTATAGAAAAATTTGTATATTACTAAAGTTTAAGGGAAATTATAATTACTAATTATGATTTTGGAGGTATAGTTGATGTTTAAACATGATAAAAAATTGTTAAGAGAAGTAAAAGTAGAAAGACCAAATCCTCAATATGCAGTTTTAATGCAAGAGCAATTAGGAGGAGGAAATGGAGAGTTAAAAGCAGCAATGCAATATTTATCTCAAAGCTTTAGAATAAAAGATAAAGAGATAAAAGATTTATTTCTAGATATAGCAGCTGAAGAACTTAGCCATATGGAAATGGTTGCTCAAACAATAAATTTATTAAATGGACATGATGTTGATTATAAAGCAGTTGATTCTGGAGAAATAGAAACTCATGTATTAAGTGGATTATCACCATTTTTGATAAACTCTTCAGGAGCACCTTGGACTGCTGATTATGTTACTGTAACAGGAGACTTAGTTGCAGATCTATTATCAAATATAGCATCAGAGCAAAGAGCAAAAGTTGTATATGAATATTTATATAGACAAATTGACGATAAATATGTAAGAGAAACAATAGACTTCTTACTTAACAGAGAAGAAGCTCATAATGCTTTATTTAGAGATGCATTAAATAAGATTAAAGATACAGGTTCAAATAGAGACTTTGGAGTTACTGAAGATTCTAAACTATACTTTGACTTATCTAGTCCGGGACCTAACAATCACAATACAAAGATAGATATTAACCCACCTTCTTTCAATGAACCTATAAAAAAATAGTATAAAAAAAAGAACTCTTTAAAAGGGTTCTTTTTTTATTTAGATAAAGATTTATAATACTTATTTAATTCACTGAATATTACAAATTGGTAAAAATAGGTAGATTAAAACTTAAGGTAACCGTATTATATACTTTGGAGGTGGAGTAAAATGAAGAAAATATCAGGCTTACTTTTAATCACGGTTATGATTATTTTACTAGTTGGTTGTGGGGATAAAGACCAAGCAAATAACAATAATAAAAATCTAGAAAAAAGTAAATATAAAATAGACAACATGGGATCTATTTCAATTACAGATAAAGATTTTGAAAAATTCTACCATAGATCAAAAGAGGCAGCCTTAGAAAGTATTGATACTTTAGGTGAAAATGACTATTTAGGACCAGAAGAATCTGTAATGGTTATTTTCGAAAATAACGGAATAACATTTTTATTACATGCAGTTGATAAGCCGGGTGTAAATGATAATACAGTTGTAGTATTCTATCCATATGATAGTAAGCAAAATAAGCATATAAAAGGGCCTATTCACTATAATCAACATCTATATAAAGATATGTAAATAAAAGATATAAAGAAGAAACTAAAAAATAAAGTGTTTAGATGAACTCTAGAAATAGGGTTCTTTTTTATGCTATATAAAATCATTTATTTAAATAAAATGAGATGTATATTTAGAAGGAATAATTAAATTTGTACCTGAGCAACTACTAATATTAGTAATGGCTCTTTATGTTATAGGGATGTTTTTGAAGAAAAACCCAAAAGTAAAAGATTGGAGTATGCCGTAGATTTTACTAGTTCTAGCTATTGGGTTTAGCATACCTATAATGGGATTTAATGCTACAAGTATTTTACAAGGTATAATATGTAGCTTTGGTGCAATAGCAACAAATCAATTTGTGAAACAAACTATAAATAAATAATTAATAAAAAAGTAAAAAAATTAGTAACAATTTATTTTTTTCTTTACTTTCATATTAAGAAAATAAACTTTAGGAGGATTTTATTATGAGAACAAATATGACAGATGCAGGACATGGAGGACATGATTCAGGAGCTATAGGAATAGCTGGATGCTTAGAGAAAGATATAGTTTTAGAAGTTGCAAATAAAGTAAGCGATTATTTAAAAACACAAGATATAAAAAATATAAATACTAGAAATACTGATATATTTTTAACTCTAAGCGAAAGAAGTAGTAAAGCTAATAGCCTAGGTGTAAATTCATTTGTATCTATACATTGTAATAGTGTAGACAATCCCAATGCTCAAGGTTTAGAAACTTATTGTTATAAATTCAAATATAGAGCTTTGGCTGATGCTATACATTCTGAAATTATTAAAGAAGGATTATACTCTAAAAATAGAGGTGTCAAAGAAGGGAACTTACATGTTATAAGAGAAACTAATATGGATGCATGTTTAGTTGAGTTAGGATTTATAACTAATGAGGAAGACTATAATTTAATAATGAACAATAAAGATAAGTTTGCTAAAGCTATAGCAAAAGGAATATGCAAATTCAATTCAGTTGAATGGAAGGACACTGACATTGAAACTAATACTGAAGGATTTACAAATGGTGATTATTCTGGAAGAAAAGCTAAAGTAATTGCAGATGTATTAAATGTTAGATGGGATAGAGGGACAGAATATGAGATTATAGGACAAGTTAAATATGGAGATATAGTGAATTTACAATATTGTCTAAATAGATGGGTAAGCATAGAAGGTTTTAAAGGTAATAAAGGTCTTGGATACGTAAATTCTAAATACTTAAAATTAATTTAATATTTCACTTAAAGAAATTCATTGAAGAAACTAACTGTCATTTCAAAATTTAGTAGTTTCTAGACCTATTAACTATAATAAAAAAGGAGTACTGATGTCAACAGATACTCCTTTTTTATTATTTTATTCACTTAACTAAATTTACAGAAAAGTTTAAAATCTAACAATTATGGAAATATATGGTATAATTACTTCGTAAAAATATTTGGAGGTAAAATATGCATAAGAAAATAATAAGCACAATAGCTATAGCAACAATATTAGGGGCAACGACAGTTACTTCATATGCACAAACTAATATAAGTGATATAAATAATCACTGGGCAAATAAGCAAATACAAAGTTTTGTGAATAATGGGTATGTAAATGGATATGAAAATGGAACATTTAAACCTGATAACTCTATAACTAGAGCAGAATTTGTAAAAATAGTTAACCGATTTTTTGGATTTGAAAGTAAGGAAAATATAAATTTTAGAGATGTAAACAAAAGTGATTGGTTTTATAATGATGTATGTTCGGCTAAGAAAGCTGGTTATATAAATGGATATGAAGATGGAACATTTAAGCCAAATCAACCAATAACTAGAGAAGAAGTATCAAAAATACTTGTAAGTATAAAAAATAATAAAGATTTTACATATGATAAAATACAAAAATTTATAGATAATACGAAAATATCTAGTTGGGCAAAACCATATATAGAAGGAGCTATTGAAGCAGGGTATATAAAAGGTAATCCAAAAGGCGAATTAAATCCAACTAATAATATAACAAGAGCGGAATCTGTAGTAATGATTTCAAGAATTGATAATCCAGAGAGCTCTGAAGCTAAAAATAATCCTCCTAGAATAAGCTATGACTCAGTTTGGTTAACTGAAGGAGATAAATTTGACTACTCTATGTTAAATATAAGAGTAACTGATCCAGAAGATGGAGATATATCAAGTGATAAAATACAAATAAGTGGGAATGTAGATACAAGTAAAGCTGGGGGGTATGCAGTAACTATAAAAGCTACAGATAAGCAAGGCAGAACTTCAATTAAGAATGCACTTGTTTCTGTTCAGGCTAAACCAAGTGATCCTCTATACTACACGTTAGAAGATCCAAAATTTAGAGAAGCTACGAAAACTGAATTTTTAAAGTTACTTAATGATTATAGACAAGAAAATGGTAAGAAAAAATTAGTAGAAAAAGATGATTTAAAGAATCTAGCAGAGTCATGGTCTGTTTATAAATCTAAACTATGCTTTAATTCAGAAAGAGATTATGATGATAGAGGTTCAAATGATATATATCCACAATATGGAGGAAGTTCAAGTGAAGTTAATTTTTCGACTGTAGCTTATTATGATGCTTTACCAATAAAATTAGATACTCCAGAAACTTTAGCTAAAGCTATATTTGATGAAATGAAAAAAGATGTGGGATATAATGCAACCATTCTAAATGATGAGTTCAAAGGCATTGGATTTGGATATTATCCTAGAAACGTTGATATAGGTACCATTGTTGTGTATAATACGATAGAATTTTCTTTAGAATAAATACAGTTTAATTTTAATATAAAAAGAGTATCTAGTTTAATGATACTCTTTTTATATTAAAATTTTCAAGAAAATGTTTACAACATGAAAAATAAGGTATAAATATATTATAGAAAACTAAACAAATCAACTCTAAGATTAAAACATAGCTCCCTAAGGAGATAAAAATACTCTATTAAAAGTTTGAGCGTCATCTGCATCAACACTCTCACTTAATTAACTATTGCCATTTCAAAATCTAGATTTGATTTATTTAGTTTTCTTTTTTATAGAAATTGTAATATATGAACTATTATAGATATAATATTTATAATCATGATTAATATGTATATTATATAAAACATAATATTTTTATTTTTGTATGGTCTAAAAATTTGGATCAATGAAAATGTAATTAAAAGTATAGATAATATCATAATATATTTTATAATAAAAATAGGGTTATTGTTTTTGTAACCCACCAAGAATAGTGATTATTCATGCCTAGTTTTTTACAAGCTTTATAAACACCATCTTCTACTGATCCTGTAAAATGATCTACTGTTGAAACAATACTTTGTATTGCTGCAGCACCAGTAAGACCTGTATGTTGAACTATTGTTTTTCTTACTTTAAAAGGTAGTTTTCTCCATATTTTGCGCATCGCTTTCGTTGATAAACTTAATTTGCCAAATTGATTACCATAGATTTTATACTCACGTTCTTCACGTAATTGTTCTTCTTTTTTATACTCATCAATTGATTTTTTAAATTCATTTTTTTCATTATTTGTTAACCCAAAGAACTCAGAAACTTCATCTATACCTATATTTTTATTTTCTACAAACTCAGTTGGTGTAGTAGAATTAGCAATTTCTAATGCGAAAATTGAGTTTGAAAAAGGTATTGAAACTGTAGCTATAATTAATGATAATGCAATACCGCTTTTAAGTTTTTTAAAATTCATAAGTATCCTCCATTTTATGTATAATGTCTACACTTATTATAACTAAACTGGGAAAAATTGAGTTAAGAGCATGTTAATATATAGTTAAATTTTGGTAAAAAAATATAATATATAAATTATTCTATATATCTATCAAAAATGTAAGGAATGTTTAAGGTTGACGCAAGGCTTTTTTAAGGTTGAGCATGTATAATAAACTCATCAAGTAAAATAAATCTAGGGGAGGGTTATATATGACAATCGTATTAGGAACATTATTGATAGCACCTTTTGTATTAGCTACTTGTGCGTGGGTATTAAATGAAGAACTAAAGGAAGCAAATGAACAGTAATTAATTTTATATAGATAAAGCACTCAAATAGATGAGTGCTTTTTATTTTTCCGTAAACTTTATATTATATATCAAATAAAATTGATATATAAGACTTGTATTAAGAAGTTTAAAATTATATTATATATATAGATATAATAAATTATATCGTTATACTCGTTCATGATTCAAATGATTAATGTATTAAGTATCAATTTTAAAGAGTGCTAATATTTAGTACTCTTTAAACCTCAAATTACATAGCTAAACTCGAATTAGTTGCAATTGTAACTAATATTAAGATAAACCTAACATTATTTTTTTGCAAAAGTACCTCTCAATAGAGGTACTTTTTTCTTTTAAAATAAGATAGAATATAAATTTAATCATAAATTAAATCTATAGAAAACAGATGAACTATAAAAAAATTCTATATATCAAAAAAAATCGATATAAACTATGGAAAAGATTACTAAATAGAGTATAATAAAGATAAGGTTTTTGGTTTTAATATACTTAGTTTTATTTAACCATTAACCAATTTAGATAGTTTCACATATATTACATATAGTTGTAAGCCATAACTATAAATAGCATATCAAAAAGAATTGGTATGAGGTTGGAACTTTAGAGTTAAATAGTACTTCTACAACGTCAAAAATAAAAAGAGTATCTCATGGGTAGAGGTACTCTTTTTATTTTTGAAAAATGTGCTTAGAGATAAGGGTATATTATTTTTTTATCTAAACCGTAAGCAGTTTTTTACTATTTTAAAAAAATGGTAAAAATTTACAAATTAAGCAAATTACGACATAATTCGACATATACCTTCGTGTATAATAATTTTGTCAATAAAAATTATACATTTTGGAGGAATTATAAATGGCAAAGATGATAAAATGTAGAACTTGCTCAAATGAAATAGCATCAAATGCTAAATCTTGCCCAAGTTGTGGTGCAAAAAATAAAAAACCTTTCTATCAAAGAGGTTGGTTTTTTGTATTGGTATTCTTTATAGTTGTAGGAGTAATAGATGTTGCAGGAAAGGGAGATGATAGTAACTCTAATAATACTAGTACTACATCAACTAAAAGTGTGTCAAAGCCTGCACCTAAAAAAGAAAAGTTTGAAATAGTAGGAGATCTAGATAGCAATTCAGATCAATTTGCAAATTATATTACAGGAGTAATAAAAAATAACTCAGGAAGAGACTGTACTTATGTACAAGTAACGTTTAATTTATATGATACAGATGGAAATCAAGTAGGAACTGCACTTGCTAATATAAATAATCTTGAAAAAGATGGAACTTGGAAATTTAAAGCTATGGGTATGAATGTAGACGGTCAGGTATCATCTTATAAATTAGCTGATATAACAGGTTATTAATATTATTTTAATTAACTATAATTAAAAATTTAATTTATATAGTTGCTATATAAAAAAGAGTATGTTTATTGAAATTATTAAATTTCAGTAAACATACTCTTTTTGCTTTTTATGTAACTAATTAAATATTATTTTCTAAAGTTTTTAGATAGATTATTTGGTTATCCTTAAATACATTTTATTAAATAGTTTATTTCATGTAGTAATGGAAATTTTACTTTTCCATAGAAATAACTAATAATAACTATTTAAAAGTAAAATTATTAATTTATTTAGTTTTTGGTATAATTATATTAATCCTACTATTATTAAATGTTTTTGAAATTTTTGTATATCAAAAGTACTAAAAAAGACTAACTGTAATCTATTAACTAGTATTTCAGTTAGTCTTTTTTTAGTACTTAAAAATTTACTAATTTAATTACTTTTTAATGTGTTTTAGAGAAAAATTATTATAATTAGCAGTATATTAAAATAATTTTTAAAAACAAATGATTGTTATTGCAATAAAGTTACCGAGCAATATAGTAAAAATGTAATACTATGTAATCATAAAATAAAATTGTAATAGATCAATTAAATTTAGCCTAAGATTAATAAGTCTTAAAATTTAACTTTATTAACTAGTTAGAGTATAATTCAAAATTTACGATTTCACTCCAAAAAAAAGCATTTTAGTTCAATTTTAAAGTTACTTTAATTTAATATGTTAAAATAACTTTGAGTTCATTAAAAATATAAGGAGTGAATCTATGGGTATTTTATATAATATAGGAAGTTTTATAAGTTTTTTAGGTATCATTTTTCTATTAATTGGTTTTAAAAAGGACTTTATTCATTTAAAATTAATTAAAAAAATAGGGATTATATTAGCTTTTATAGGAGTGGGAATTCATTTTTTTATTGGTTTTGCTGATGGATTTTTGGCAAGTATATAA